TGGCCGGGCCTTCGTTGCTGTCTTGGTTACCACTGACCTTCTGTCGCTTCGCGGTCTGCTTCCTCGTCGTCTTCTGTAAGCTCTGCGCAGTCAGCACAGAACACCCAATCCGCCGACCCGTAATGACAGGGACCAACTGGGATACGGCAGCGATGACAGTAGCCGGGAACAAGGTCGCTCATGACTCCCACTCCCTATCCAGAACCACCCTCGCACGGTCCCAGGACTCGGGCACCAGGTGCCCGTAGATTCCGAAGGTGACCTGGATTGAGCGGTGCCCTAGCCACTTGCTCACGTCAGTGATCGGCACTCCACCTGCAAGCGCAATGCTGGCGAAGATGTGCCGCAGTGTGTGAGGCGTGAAAGTGGTGGGCAGGTTTGCCCCGTTCCTGGCCCTGTTGAACCACTCACGGTAGGTACGGTGCCCGACCGCTGGGAAAGACTCGAAGTCCTTTGGCATAGCATCCAGGACGTACTGCGGTATCGGCACGTCGCGGTAGTCATCCTCGCCGCGATGCTTGAGCGGCGCGTACTCGCCCTTATCGTTAAGCTGACGGCTCACGCGAAGCGTGGTACCCCGGATGTCTTCCTTGCGGACCCCCAGAGCCTCGCCCATCCTGAGGCCACACCCACGCATCAGGTAGATCGTCCACTGGTATGGGTGAGGCATCTTGTCCCCCATATACTCGACCCGCATGCGCGTAATGAACACGATCTCAGCTCTTTCGCCCAGCGCGGGCAACTTGATCCCCCTCAGTCGCGACTGCTGCAGCTTACCAGCGCGCATAGCATCGTTCACGATCCCGTTGAGCACGAGGAAGCATGTTCGCACCATCGAAGGCCCGAGACCGCTTTCTGGCAAAGTGACCCGGAGGAAGCGCTCGACCCCCTCGCGGTCGCTGGCCACCTCGGCCAGACCGCGGTCACCGAACACCGGAAGGATGTGCAGCCTCAGCGCCATCTCGTAGTTCTGGCGCGTCTTGTCGGCTATCTGTTTCCGGGGCAGCCATTCGGCTGCCACATCCTTAAGCTTGCGCTGTGCAATCTTCGGGTCAACGAAGATGTTCGCCCGGATGTCATGGTCGGCCTTCGCCCGGAACGCCTCGGCACCATCGGGGCCGGTCTTGCGCTCGAAGCTCTTCTCACGCTGCCTGCCGTCAGCCCAGTAGCGCACCGTGTAGGGTTTGCGGGCGTTCTTGCCCTTGATGATTACGGGTGCAGGCATGGTGGGGTCTCCCGGCTCGTGAGATGCCACGCCTTGCAGGGCTTGTGGTAGTAAGCGCGCTGCTCCGTGTGGTCTAGCTTGTCCTGCCGCTGCAGCCGCATGAGCGCCATGCTTGCGGCGATGCGATCGTGGTAGCAGCGCTTGGTGCAGACGTGCCTCATGCGTCCCCCCTTGGGTGCTCACGAAGCCAGTGCGCTTCCCACTCGTTGTAGGCGTCGTCTATGTGGTCCACACCCCACGGGTAGGTCTTGCAGTACCAGATGGCAAAGCGCGTGTCGCCGTACTCGGCCATGGCATCCCGGTACCCCGGGTAGTCCCTGTAGGCGTAGTGATGATCCATCGCTTCCCTCTCCCTGATCGTTTGCTGGTTCCCAGTTGACATAACCATGCTGGTTGCAGGTTGATTCCAGGACCATGATCACGTCAGGGAAAAGTCAGAGCCGGGATAAGCGACAGAGTCCACCAGTGTCCTAACCTGGGTAAACTAAATGATCACCCGAACAGGTGAGATCGGGGAGAAAACCCTGGTTGACCTGGGAAAACCCTGCTAGATACCAAGAGGCCCCTCCGTGCATGAGATGGAGGGGCTAACTCATACCCAGGAGCTACCACCTGCAACGGAACCCCCGCGCAGGGTTCTGAGGTCAGCTAGAAGTCAGGCACTCACTCGCCCCCGGCATCCTTGAGCCAGTACTTGACCTGGTAGCAGGTTTACATTACTATGGGGGCACGCGGTCACCCTTGGGGGTGGCTGCGACCAGAGGTAACACAAGTACCTGAAGCTGTCGGAAGGGGATAGATGCCAACCACGCCCACTCGCCCCCAAGGGGTCTGCAAAGTGCCTGGGTGCAGGACTGATGCAGAGATAGAAGACTGCTGTAAGACGCACGGAGCGGCCTTCCATGGCCCCGCCGCACTTGATTCGATCCCCAATGATGGAATCCTGGACTTCATCGCCATCGAGGTAGCGGCCGACAAGACAAGGCCAGTGCGCCTTACCTGGATTGAGCGTGACGTAGCCGCCGCATACATGCTCTCCCAGGGGCACATGCGTGAAGAGGTGCTGGAACGACTTGGCTCCAACCTCTTCAAGTCGAAGCGCCGCACTGATCGCATCTACCTGATGGCGGATGCGATCCGCAGTGATGGGGGGTTGCGCGTTGCAGCCTGAGGAGTACTGGCGCCACATCCGCGCCATCATGTATCAGCCTTCGGCCGTATGGCTCGCCACGGAGAACTGCGGGGATCGCTGGCTGACCGATCAGTACGTCCTGCTGAACATCACGGAGTCGGACGACTTCAAGGACATGCCAGACGGACCCTACAAGCTCACGGTCTCCAAGGGGCCGGAGCCGCAGGCCACGGGGCAAGCGCCGGACCCAGCTTGGCGGATTGAACGGTACTTTGAATACCTAACCGGCCGGGACTGGAAGATAGCCCGGCCCACAGAGTGGAGCGTAGCCGAGCACCCTGGCAAGGCACAGCTATGGTCTGCGGGCGGAAAACCGCACCTCCTAGGTGAGTCCACCTGGACGGCCATTAAGCGCTACCACCCAAGCTGTGTGGTCGAGTACTCCAGTAATAGGCGCGGCGTCAACCACGGCATCTTCCGCTTCATGGAAGAGGCTGAGTCGGGACCCTATATCCCCTTTGCTTACGCTGCGGGGATCAGAATCCCCGAAGGTCAGGAAGCGGCGGCAGAAGCATTGGCCAGGGCCTGATGCCGGGTCCACTGCTGAAGCCACGCGAGGTGCCAGTGCGCCTCGATGTGACCATGGAAGTCCCTCGCGGGGAGCACTGTTTCATCTACGGATGCGGCAAGCCCCTGAAGGATGCCGCCACGGGAAAGCGCCTCGGGGCTAGGGGGATGTGCTGGGCACACCTCAAGTCGGCACAGCGCTCGGGTGAGCTTCAGCCGTACAAGTACCCACCCCCCAAGGCGTGCATCGAATGCGCCACCACGAACCGTGCCGGGAAGGCGGTAAGACCTGCAGCCAAGCGCGGACTGTGTAACTGGCACTACAATAGGTGGCATCGCCAGCAGCCTGGCTATCGCGCCCGGTACCTAGAGCGGGAACGCGAGCGCAAGAGAGCCTGGAGATCAAAGGAGAGGGAGATCAGGGAAGACCAGCCCGCCAAGCTAAGCCCCAAACGGCAACGAGCGGCTTCGGCCCTCGCCCTACGGGAGGTTGAGGGTCTATCGTACGGGCAGATAGCCAAGCGGCTTGGGTACGTGGACAGGTCAGCAGCCAGGAAGGCAGTCAAGCGCGCGAGCGTGTAGCCCCACCCAAAGCGAAACCCCCGGCCAGTAGCACCGGGGGTTTCTTGCTGTAACAAGTAACAGGTAACTACACGTCCTGCGAGTCGGCTATGAGCTGAGTCAGGTCCAGGCCCTCGATCGTGGTCCCGTTGGCGTCAATCCAGTCCTCCGACACGACGCACCATGCCTCTTCCACGTAGTGCTCAACGAAGGCGACTTCAGCCTTCTGGAGTGCGCCCCACGTCACGAAGTGGAGACAGCCCATCTGATCCGTCACGGTCTGCTGCAGGCAGATAGCATGACCACCCTCGATAGGCGAACCAGGGCTGTACGTCCAGATGTCCCCGAACTGAGTCTGTGCGGACTCAGGACAGTTGATGCCCACGTACACAGTTCCGAAGGTGTTGAGGATCTGGCCCAGCAGAGCGATGTCCGTGGGGTCGCCCAGTGCGGCATACCCGGCTAGCTTGTGCGTGCCGAATCCCGTCTTCTGCCAGTACGCGCACACATCGGCCATCTCGGCACCGTTGTCATTGGCACCAGTGGCCGGGTTGTATCCCGAGACGGCCTCATAGGCCGTCAGGATGGCTGAATCCGGAAGGGTTACCCCGGTGCCAGCGTAGGCCGTCCAGCCCTGCACGATATGCCCCGGCGCCGCACAGGTGCAGTCTTCGATGCCGTCAGGGCTGGCGGGCGGATTGGCCGGGTCGGGACCATTCATGTACATGGGCCACGATGCCACCTTAGACGCACGGTCAATGCAGAGTGGGGCGGACGGCAGGCCTGCAGCGGACAGGTAGTTCTCCAGTGTGGGCGCGTACTTCGAGAAGTCGCGCGGCAACCGGCCGTACTTGAAGCGCATTACTCTCCTACGTGAACATCCGGTAAGTCTGAAGGATGGAGCCGCAGCGGAAGTCCGACGACGAGAAGATCGCGTTACCATCCCCGTTCGTGCCGGTACCGGCGGTTCCGAAATAGATGATATTGGCGTTCTTCTTCCCCTTGCTCGTGCGCGTTGTGAACAGGTTCTGCCCATATGACATGAACTGCCCCCACTGCGTTTGAGTAAGGGGTGCCGCTCCGTTGGAGCACGACCCGTACTCGAACCACCCAAATGGCAGGTCGTTTGCATCCGCCAGTGCCATAAGGTTGGTGGACATTCCGCTAGGTGTCTGGTCGGGAAAAATGCTATTACTCCACGGTGTGCCGTACCAGTCCACACCGAACTTATCCGGCAAGATGGTCAGGCTCTGGAAGTAAGAGATCGCATCCGCATACGACTCCAGGTTGCACGCTGAGTTGTAACAGACCTTGAACCCGGCGTCCTTGATGACGGGCTGATAGTCAGCCCAGTAGGCAGCGAAAGTAATCCCGGGGTTACTAGTGGCAAAGGTGATGTCCGGCTCACACCAGAGAGACACATCCGTTGCGCTCTGTGGTGTCCCCGCCTCCTCCATGGCGCTCGCCACGAGTCCCAGGAAGGAACTAAGGGAAGACTTGGTTGCGGATGTGACCGTGCGACTGGGCTTGACGCAGAGCTGAATCCCGCACCCCGCATTCAGCAGCGCAGACAACCCTGCGGGAAGTGAAGCGTATGACTCCGTCTCCGTCATGTACCAGCGCTGGACATTGAGTGCGGGCTGCCCCCCGACGTACTGATTGAACATCTGAGCAGCGGCAATACTGTCGTTGGCGTTCAGCCCGTACGTGGTTCCGTTGACCGTGGCACCGGACCCCGGAATCATGGCGATTGGCCCTACCGAGAAAAGCGCCGACCCTGCACCCGTCTTCTGGGTGGCAGAGTCGAGCGCCTCCGCGGCGAGCGTATAGCTCGTCATGGACATCAGACTTAGGCGGTAGCCGTGAAGACCGCGACGGTGCCAGTGTTTGAGACCGGTGTCCAGGTCCGGTTACCCGAGTCGGAAACAGCGACACTGGTAGAGTCATTCTGGGAGATGACGAAGTTCTCTGTCACGGTAGCGCCCTTGAGGTCGCTCACAGTGTCAGTCGGAATACCGGTAAAGACTTCGGTCTCCAGGGACACGCCCGGAGCATAAGTGACGGTTGCCGTGATGGTCTCACCAGGAGCGTAGGCCGACTGGTCGAACGAGATGGACACGATTGACGGGGCACTAGCGGAAGGTACTGCAGGCATTAACTTTTCTCCAGGGTTGTAAGCTGACTTACGGTTAGCTCTTGACTAGAGCCCATACAACGGTTCCCGCGGGCATTGTTGCCCGTAGGTCCCCGCCTGCCAGATAGTTGCTCATGGAAGCACTGAAGGCTCCCCCAAGCACAATCTGCATTCTGAGCCAGGTTGAGACACGGAGTCCCGAAGCGTTGGCAAAGGTCATAGCAGAGTCCTCGCCACCGCAAGTCCACTGAACCCACTTACTGGTCACGGGGTCTCCAAAGAAGTTGTCGCTAAGCTGTGAGGTGTCGTAAAAGTCATTGCTCGCCCACTGTGTGGCATCACACTGCGTCTGGCAGGCATTGCACGAGCCGGGGCCACAGATGTGAGCGCCACCAGACCAGCCATAGTGAGCCGAGAAGCACCGGTAAGCCGAGCGATTGTCTCCGGTGGCCTGCATTTCAGCGACCAGGGCATCCATGTTGGATGCATCTGTGTAGAGGATTGGACGGGCGTAAGTCTTGGCATCGTCAGGAAACCAGGCCGCTACCTGCGCATTGGTAAAATCACCAGGCTCGTCGTCTGCCATGAGTGCCTTACCCGCGGGGAAGACGGCAACGCCGATCAGGTAAGCTTTCGGGAACCTGGCCTTGACGGCATTCCAGTTTTCGTAGATGCCATCCACGTATGCCAGGTACGCATCCCCGCCATCGGGCAGGTTGTCAGCGTCGATTGAGTCATAACAGGTGAATGTCAAGACGATCTCACAGGGTGGAAGAGTGGGCGCAGGCCCTATTTAAGTATAGGCGGCAACCCGCCATCAGGCCGATGACGAGAGTTGCAGGTACATCTGCGAGTAGCCAGGGTAACCAGCGATGTTCCCGGTCTTAATGTCCGTGCTGCTCGTAATGATGTTGGCGCTAGTTCCGCCACCTAGCAGGGTGCAGAAGGGGATGATGTCCGCATTGGTCTTGCCGTCAGTAACCCGTGTCTGGAAGAGGTTGATCAGGTCGTTGACATATGCCTTCCAGTTCGAGTTGGAAAGCATGGCCGCATGATTTGACCCACCACCCATCTCAGCAATACCGAAGGGGATATCGGCACCATCGGCAAGGGACATCATACTTACCGACGAGCCGCCCGAGGGCGAGTCGAGGAACACCCCGTTATTCCAGTCGTTCCCGTAGTAGTCGCAGTAGAACCTATCGGGTACAGGACTGCACGCACTGAACCAGTTCACACCGTTGGGGTAGGCAGTTGCAAAGGTGCCGGGATTGTAGTTGCAGATTACGTCTGGATAGGTGCCCTTGATTGCGGAAACGTAATAGTTCCAGTACTGGGCAAACGTCACGCCATCGTAAGGAAAGAACGGGTTTCCGCTCGGGTCGTTGAGATTGAACTCTGTCCAGGGCGTGATCTCGAAGTTGGCGCCCATGGCAATGAGGTCTGCGATAAGGCCAAGCAGGTTGGTTTGCTCAGAAGACGCAAGAACCCGGTCCGGCTTCACGCACATCTGAATCTTGCAACCCTGAGCTACAAGATATGGCGTCTGCACGGGCATCGTCCAGAGACCCTCGCCGCCCGTGTAAAGCCGCTGCACCGTCAGTGCGAGAGGCTGGCCAATGTAGCCGTCAAGTTCGTTCGCCGCCTGAACGGCCTTGGTGTTCGCCAGACCATATGTCGGGGGGGCAATGGTTGCGCCCACGAGACCATAAAGACTCCCGGTGCCACCTCCACCTCCACCGCCACCAGATGCGGACGCCTGGCCAATGTACAGACCAGTGAAGTTGCAGACATACCGGCCGTTGATATATGAACTATTGGTGTTATTGTCAAGAGTCACTGCGGCAGACGGGTAGACGATAGGCACCACAATGTCGCCCGGGTAGAGTACCCAGGGCACAACCGCACTCACGCACAATGCGGCATCGGCACCGGACTGAACGGTTAGGCCACCTCGCAGCCCGAAGATTTGCGTCGTGCCGGACGAGTAGGCGGGGTTGTTTGCACCTGCGGTTACCTGAAACCCCGCCAGCAACCCGATGCCAGACGTTCCAGCTTCTACCTGTATGCATGCCTCAACGGCATAGTTTCCCTGCGTGACAATCGTAGCCGAAGAGCCGTTATGGACACTGTCCGAATCGAAGGCAACTGCACCAAACTGAGGTTCGTTCCATGTGTTTGCGGTTAGCGACTGGGTCGCCGTCTTGTAGAAGTGCCAAGTTGGCCGCACATCATTGTCACTCCAGAACTGAACACCATACGCAAGAGCCTGGAGGTCCGTTACTGAGTAGTCGTTCGACGCGAACAGAGGGAGTGGGTTCCCGGGAAGCGTTGCCATCAGATACTCACATATTCAAGGCTCATCATTGACCCGCATGGGGTTACATCTGTGACAGAGCCGCTAACGCTGGACTGTACCCACAGGGTTAGCTTTGTCCCAGTCGCGAGGTAAAAGGGCCAGAGGCCCGAGGCGCCGAAGGCGCACACGGGTACCGAGGTGGCCGAATCCCCGGTCGAGGCAATGTAATTGCTGGACGTGACACCACTGGCAAGGGTCGTGGCATACCCATTAAAGACCCCGCCACCTTCGGTGTTGACGACGATCGAGTACCGGACCTTGTACCAGCCCGGCGTCTGGATTGTCACGTAGTCAGGATTTGCTGAGCTGAACATCCCCGAGTTGTCAAAGTTATACGAGTCCCATTCGATAGCGCTCGTGTTCCCACTGGACGAGATTGAGCGGCCACCAGTGGTGGCGACCACCTGGCACAATGGCCGGGCATTCAGGAAGTTGACGGCGGCAGCCAGGTTAGACAGGTAGGTGGACGAGGCCACCTGGCCCGCGGCGAACGGTGGCAACGCCGGGGGGAGCGTAATCGTGCTCATGAGTGGTACCTAAACGTCAGGGTCCATGCGTCGGCGCCGCCTGCCCATATCCCCGTGTTGTTAAGATTGCTCGTGTTGTCATCGCCAACCCACAGGCCGTTAGCGCTCCCAAGCAGGCTGGTGGCAACCTGGAGGGGGAGACTGAAGGTCTTAGTCTGATTGCGCCGGAAATCCTCACTGACAATGTTGCGGATGTTCCCCGCATTATCGCCGGGGGTCCAGGTTGCCCCACCCGGAGAATCCTCGAAATAGCCCACCATCAGCTTTGCGCCAGTGGGGTACCAGGCACCTATGCACTGGCACTCCAGGGTAAGGCCATCGATTGTCATACCGCTAAGTGCGGTACGTATCGCGGACACGTTGAATACAATCTGCGCGAACTGAGACCCGATGGTTGCCCACTGATTGGAGGGGGAGCCCTGGTACACGTTGCCGTTTGTGTTGCGCAAGCCATAGGGATTACTGGTGGACGTAGCCCCGTAATAGCTATAGGTCCCAGTGTTCTGGAACGATGCGGAAGAGCGCGTGATCACGGCCGGAGTTACAACACTCCCACCGGTTGCCACGGACGTGTTGACCTGAGTCCTGTCGTCCTGCGTGCCCATGCCGATATAACGGAGACTCATGTACGAACCCATGAAGTCCGTACCGGTCGACCAGGGGGCACCTGAATCCTGCTGGGCTCCAAGGGTTACCATGTCCCCGAGCCCTAGGTACATGCGCGTGCTGGGAGCACAGATAGTGTTCGCACTTGCGGTGTTGCGACGCTGGATTTCCCCAATGGGGCACACGTACTGGCCTACGGTGAGCGGTGTTCCCGTCCCGCCCGTCACTGCTTGTGCGGCAGCCTGGGCAACAATCAGCCAGCCAGCCATCCCGAAGCCGCCGCTTGTGTTGTCCAGCTCGTAGACGAGCTGAGCATCGATCTCATACCAGCCAGGGAGCACGCACACATACCAGTTGGGCCACCCTGGCATCACGCCCATACCACTGGCCGTGTCAACGTAGAGCTGATCCCACAGAACCTGGGGAGCCGTAACGGGACCGTTGCCGATAGTCTGGGACGTGGAAACAGCACCAACGGCACTAATGGGAGGCTGCAGTGCGTTCTGAAGGTTGCTTACCAGGCCACGCATCTCCGTCATGCCAATGAAGCTGTGCCCGTTGTTCGATGGATTGTTCAGTGGCGTGTCGAACGTGGGTGTCCAGTAAGGCCCCCCGGCGTCGTGGCTAACATCCTTGCCATCGGCTTGCGTTATGGAAAGGTCCGCGGCTGAAATACCGATTCGCGCCGTGGCGTCGAGCTGGCCATAGGTGGCGCTGCCAGGTATCCAGGCTCGCTGGTATGCTGCAGGTGAGCAGTAGAACTGGATCGTATGCTGTGTGTTGCTCTTGGTTTCGTTGATGCCCTCAATGAACCACTCAGACACACCGGTCTGATTGGGGAACGACTGCGGCATCACCCCCGTAGGGGCAATCATATTGTCGATCTCCAGTGCGAACAACTGAGACGGCACTAGGTCAATCTCTGGGTCATTCCCGATTGTGAGAACGTCGACCGTCAGGCTCCCGGGCAGCATGTAGGAAGTACTGCGGGAGTTCGCGAGCCATGCGCAGTAGTCAGTAAGGCACGGGTCGGACCACAAGCCATAGCCGTTAACCCCGACCTCCGCAAAGGCACGAGCCCACGTGATCAGAGGAAGGGTTAGCGGGGAAGCGGGGCCATCGGTCACATAGGCGCCGTACTGATCCTGGCTCGACTGGTTGGTGTATGCCGTTCCGGCAGAGAAGGAGTTGGTATTGACTGCCTGCTCGTTGCATTGATACTGATCGACAACCTGCTCACCCATGGCGGCATCGAATGACCCCGGAGGTAGCATCAGGTCGGGAGCACCGTAACCCATACGCCAATCCCGGGTGTGGTAAGTCAGGCCACCCTGACGGTTCACGAAGAGCAGGCCCATTTCCGTCTGCTCATAAAGCTGCATGTTGTCCAGGGCGTTAGTGCCCGAGATGTTGTAGTAGTCCGTTAGGGATAGCGCCGAATGCTGAGCCGTCAGATTATTCCAGAACGGGGGCATTAGCGAGAATTGCCCGAGCTGTGCGATACAGTCGTCGGTCGGGCATTCCCACATGCCGTACTGCCCGAACTGGCAATGAGTGTTAATCATGCTCTGCGGCATACGGAACTCGTAGATGCTGACAAGGGAGAGGTTTCCGTACCAGCCCCCGCCGGAACCGTAAGCAGCACCCACCGTAATTGTGTCGAACTGCTCTCCGGCGGCAAGGGTAAACGAGGTCCCTATTTGCTGGCCATCAAGGAACGCCGTAACGGTGCCAACCGTAGCGTTACTGTGAATGTTGAGTACTAGATGATGGGGCAGTCGTGCAGAGTCTAGGGTTATCGCTTCCGAAAGAGATGCCGTAGGCGAAGGCGCACTTGTCGTGGAGAAGTTACGCCCAGCCCATGCGGGAGGGTTGTCGTAATAGGCAATCTTGAAACTAGTGGGCAGGTAGATTCCTGCGGCTATGCAATCCTGGTTCTGTGAGTTACCTAGCGACAGGGCAATATAGGGACCATACTGGGAGCTACTGTGCTCCCCAACTGCCGGGTCCATCGTGAACCACATCTCAATGGCATAATCGTTCCCCCCTGAAGGAGCGATTGGGTTCGGCAACTGAGTCTGGAGGTAATACCCCCCGTTCCCAAGGAACTGATTCTGTGAGCCTTGAGCCGTAAGATCGGGCGTGAGGGTAACCGAGGGGATTGGGATAGATGGAGTGGTGTAGTCCCCCAGGCCAAGCCCCGGTAGCGCAACGGTATAGGTTCCCTGCGTACCTGCGTCCAGGCCCCGAGTCAGGGAGGTGGGCTGTATTTGCCCAGCAAGCCAGTACTCGCTTCCGTCTGGCTGTCCCGCGGCCACGGCGTCTGCAAGGGTCTCAACGCCGCCCGAACTGTCCTGCCATGTAAGTGCTGCCCCCGTCAGGCTGCCACCCTGGAAAATGCGCATGGGCGGACCATTGTTCCCCGAGCTTTCGGCCGCTACCCCGGCGCCGACATTGTTCCCCTCATCGTTCAGTGACCAATGATAGGCGGGGCCATCCTGAAAGACGCGCTCCCTAGTCCAGCACTGCATAACATCCTCGCGGTTCAGCTCCGCAAGAATGTCCGTACCCGATACGCTGCACTGGTTCGTGTTACCGGTCGAGTCCCCCGCATAGTCGAGTTCAGAGACGGGGCCATCGGCACGGGTCCACCAGTTAGCTTGCTCATCGGCGTAGTTGATTTGAATGCGCCGCTGAAGGTCAACCGTCCCGCCATTGATAACGATGGGCGAGAACAGGTTGTCCTGGGTAAAGACGCCACTGTCATTCTGAAGAGCGAAGGTCATCGATCCCGGCTGAGTCTCCGAGATGGCATCCTGTCGCCCACCGTTGATGGTAATGCCTGCATCCATGCGCACGAAGCAGGACACGTCCATGAAGTCTTCGCCAGCCTGAGAGCTTGCGGCGAACGTTGGATTGAACCAGTCCACCAGGACCTGAGTGCCGGTCTGCGCAATGTAACAGGTGTCAATCTTCTCTATGTCACCCTGTGACGAATCGGCAACCTGAACAAAGAGGCTTACCTGCGTCGCCCCAGCGGGAGCTGCTGTCGCAATTGTCATCGGCTGCCAGATGCCAGGAACGCAGGGATTGTCTCCTCCCGTCGAAGTGGAGATCAGGGTGCCCGTGGAGTTGTACCACTCAAGCCCGATATAACAGTCGGAGAACGAGTCGGCCTTCAGCCAGAGGGATGCAATGTAGGGCTTGAGCGCGAGCGCCGGATAGAGTCCCGAATGTACCTGCGTTGGGCCAGTGGTGCCGCTTGCGACGTTGCTTAGCCACTGAAGGCACTGTTCGCCTGTGACCGAGTCACCCGCGGCAGGGACGGGCGCACCTGCGCTAACCTCTGCAGTCCAGGTGCCCCCGCTGCCCTCAAAGTCTGAGTCCTGGTTACTCAGCAGGTTATTGGGAAGATAGAGCGCGGGGGGTGTCGGAGGAGTAACAGTAAGAACAAGTGACTGTGTCGCAGTGTTACTTAGCGAGTCCGTTACTTCAGCCGTGAAGGTCCAGGACCCAACTGCCGAGGGTGTGCCTGTAATCTGCCCTGCCGACGAGAACGAGAGTCCCGGTGCAAAGGAGCCAGAGCTAATGATCGACCACGCGTAGGGGCCGGTGCCGCCAGTAGCTGCCAGAGTCTCGGCATAGGCAACCGTGAGGGTTGCCGTAGGCAGTGAGGTGGTTGTGACCGTCAGGTTCGAGGCGACGGCAATTGCCAGGGCCTGCGTGCCCACGTTGCCATGAGCGTCGGTCACCGTAACCGTGAAGGAAGAGCTTCCGGCGATCGTTGGTGTACCGGAGATGATCCCGGTAGAGCCTGCAAGACTCAGCCCCGGAGGAAGTACCCCTGAGGTAACCGACCACGTGTAGCCGCCAATTCCCCACTCTGCAGCAAGAGTCTGGGAATACGGGGTTCCCTCATTACCAGCGGGCAGACTGGAGGTAGTTACAACCGGCGAAGCCTTGTAGGTCACCAGGCATGCGTCAGAGTTGGTTGGCGAACCTGAGCTACTCCATGCTGCGGAGTAGAGGGATGCCGCACCACCCACCTGATAGGCCGCGCCAATGCCTTCAGCTATGTATGTAAGGGCTGTCCACGTCCCCCCCGACTCAGCGTCCGGGTTCCCGATGCTGGACGTCAGGACACTAGCTGTGTTGCCGTACGCACTAAAGGCGAGGTCGCCTGCAGCACTATTGGTTGTGGTTGCAACCGTGACGGAACCACCACTGGCGTTGTGGTTGTTTGCGGTCTGGTCGGTTGCAGGCTGCCCGCCAGTCTGCGCGAGGCCCGAGAACTCTGCCACCCCAAATATGGGGTTTAGCTGAGACGACGAGAAGTTGGCCGTGATGGTAGAACCGGAGCTTAGGGCCTTTCCGGTGGCAATAATGCAGGACGCCGTACCGGAGTCTGAGGTGGTAGCAGTCCCAGCCTTGTCAACCTGCCAGGTGTTTCCCGCTGAGTCTGTAACCGAAGTTAGCTTTGAGCCGCTCGCACCGCGGGCATAGAGGATTAGCTGATGCCCAACGGTGGTAGTGACTGACCCAAGGGTGGCAGTCACGCTTGCGCCAGAAGACGTGGTTCCTGAGACCACATTCTGAACGAACTGCGGGCCTGTCATTAGCCGATCCCTGTAGGCACGTTGCCGTGCCTGGTCTTGTACTTGCGCACTGTCTGAATCGTGCGAAGAGCCCTGGCATCGCTGTAGGTATCGTCGAGGGTGTAGATGTGATAGGTATTGCCGCCAGAGGTGGCCTGGTGACCCACGTACTCCGCACCGTTCTCCGCAATCCCATAGGCCGACCCGCTGCGCATGCCCACACCAAAGACCGGCTCACGAATCCAGCCCTCGTTGGCGTAGCCGTGATAGTTGCCACCGAGCAGGCCAGGAATGTTCATTGGCGACCCATAGCGCGACGCGATGTAGCGAATACCCGCAACGGCGTCGGCTACAGCATTGAACATGGAGCCACCGAGACTGTATGCGGCAAAGGTCGAGGGCAGCGTCTGGAAAAGCCCCGATGCGTGCTGCCCGCCAACCGAGATTGGGTCAACGGCGGTAGGGTTACCGCTCGACTCCATGGACACCAAGCGTTCAAGGGTCCCGAGCCACGACATGGGCTCATGGGTAATCCGAAGGGCCTGCATAATCCACCCAGCAACATTGCCCTTCGTGGTGGCGCCGGAGAAGGAGTTCATTGCCGACGCCGCCCCGAGCATTGCGGAGGCTAGGGCCTTCGTGGTATCAGTGATTGCCGCGTTATTGATCCCTGCGTATGCTTCGCCAGACCAGTTAGAAATACCCGAGGCGCTCCCCGTATAGTTACCCACGCCCGCGATGCCACCCGAGGCAAATCCTGGAACCTTATGGTGATGCAAGAAGGGCTCAATCGCGGGAACGAGATGCTTGGGTACGACTGCCTCTCCACCCTCAAGGAGTGCGGGCCACTTGTCGCCGCCACCAAAGCCAGGAACACGCCAGCCAGACTTGCGCCCACCAGGAAGCGGGAGTGTGGAGACTCCCGTTCCCTTACCGCTCAGGAGTTGCGAGATAGCCGCAGTATTCTCGGAGACGCTAACCTGCCCCTTGGCATTAACGTTAATGCTGGCATTCTCGTTCTTCGGAATCTTGCCAAGGGAGACAGAGAGATGATCGACATATGAAGTTGCCGCCGACGCACTCATGCCGGTCTTTTCGAGGTCGGCTATTAGCTGCGCTCTGGCAGACCTGCCCGCATCCGTCTGGCTCTTGTTATTAACCAGGTCCTGGGTGTACTTCTCCAGTGCAGCGCTAGCACCACTAGCCTTGACAATGTCGTTCTGGAACTGAACATTCAGGAGATTGGAGATCGTGTTGGCGAGGCTTGATGCGGCAGTAGTCGCACTGTTGGTTTGCGCCTTAAGGATGGCCAGCGCTGCAGGTGCCTTTATGCCTGCCCAATCGGCAAGATTCTTGATAGAATCGCCACCGGTATAGTCCGCCTGCTGGGCCAGGGCGTACAGAACCGAAGTGGCTTCCTTGCTGCCCGCAGCATAAGGCAGCATGGCAGCAACGCCAGCCTTCATACCCTTGACAAGCTGGGAGTTGGCATCGTTGGCACCATCGGCGGCCATGCCCGCGGTGCGCATGGCGTCGGCCCAGGAGCCGAGGTTCCCGGCTTCGTCCATGAAGGCCTGGTTAAGCGCAATGCCCGAGGTGGTCAGCTTGTCTATGGGTGACCTGGTGTAGGTGTAAACATCCTTGAGGTCGCCCAGTCGTTCGGTCAGGGTGCCACCGCTCGTGGACATTGTCTGCAGGCCCTGGGCAAAGGTGTCAAAGGCACTCTGTGAGCCAGTTACGGACTTCTCCCAGGCATCCCAGGAAGAATCGAGCTGGCTAATCTTGCTAGTGATGTCGTTGGCGTCGTAAGCCAGCGCCATGAAGTCCTGCCCGGCGAGACCTGCGGGGGTCTGAAGCTGGGTGAATCCAGTGACAAGGCCAATGATCTTCTGCTGGGCAACCTTTGCCGCTGTGCTTGAGCCATAGAGACTCGAAGTGAGCTTGACATTTGCCTGCGTGGCGATAGCCAGAGCTTCGGGGTAGGTAACATGGAAGCGCGCCATGACCCAGCCCACGCCGGTACCGAAGTTGGTCATCTGGCCAGTGAGTCCGCCAAGCTCATTCTTCAGCGCGTTGGTGTCCTGACCCGCTGAGGTCATGTACGGACCCCAGCGGCCCATGGGGCCGTTCATTGTGGTCTGCACCGCACCGGACATCGCGTGAATCTGCTGGGACACGAGACCCGCGTCCTCGGCTAGCAGGCTGAACGCCTGGTTATTGGAGACCTTCGCGATCCCCTGATTCATCGAGGTAATCCAGGTCTCGGTAGCGTCCTTAGCGTCACCGAAGTGAATTGCCAGCGCGATCAAGCCGACGACAATGGCCCCCGCGGCAACAGTAAAAGCACCTGCAGGGGTAGAGGCGAACGCAAGGGCCTTGCCGAAGACGCCTGTAGCGTCGGCTGCAGCGTCAAGCTTGGCACCGGAGACCGCAGCAGCATTACCAGTGGCCCCTATTAGTACATCGGCATCAGTCTGGGCACCCTTCAGGAGTCCCATCTTAATAAGGAAGCTGGTAACTCCCTGGGTGGCCTCTGGCCAGATGGCGTTCATTGCCTTGAAGAGGCCAAGGTCCCTCACGAAGCCGACTACCGCTGCCCCGACCTTAATCAGGCCGGTTGCAAGCAGGCCACCCCACAGCCAGAGGGCGTGAATGCCGATCGCTGCAGCGAGAAGGGGTGTGGGAAGTTCGGTAATCCACTTGATAACCGTCGCAATGGCAGTTGCGACAACGAGCAGGTCTTCTGCAACGTGCGTAATCTGGGTAACCCTAAAGAGGTTGACCAGAATGTCACCCAGGGTTCCGAAGAAGTTACCTAGTAGTGCTAGATCGCGCGCTCCGTCTTGAAGAAGCTTGTCAAATGCACCGGAGCTGCTATCCAGTGCAACAGTCACGCGAGCCGCGAAGTTATCAACCCAGTTAACCGCAGTATCCATAATCTGGCCGAACTCGCCAGTGCCATGGGTCGCGACGGTAAGAGCGTCTCCCCAGACCTCGAAGACCCCCGGCTTAACGGCGGCCTGAAGACTGGTGAGCGAATGGCCAAGACCCGGGAGGCCCGTGTTCAGCAGGTCTGTAGCTGTGTACAGAGCCATCTCCCGGTCATAGATGACCTGAAGTGTTGGTGCCGTTCCCGCGAGCGCCACACCAAAGGTGACAGCCGCGACAGTGGCAGGCCCAAGAATCGCGAAGAGTTCGACCAGGCCATCAATCCAGAGATGAAGGCCACCGACCGCAGCGGCGCCACCCCAGAGTGCAACGGAACCAAGGAAGCGCCTCACTGCGGGGGCAGCGGTATCGGAACTCGTTTCCAGGGTCTTTGTTGCGTACGAAATGGCCAGTAGCCGATGGGCCACAAGGTCAAGGTCACTTGCCTTGAAATCAGGCGCGATAACTTGGCCACCCAGTGCCGACGTTGCCGCCTTAAGGGCGGCAAGTCTCGCTATAGCCCCCGCGTCGTTTATATCAACATCAATGTTCTCGGTAGCATCGTGCAGGGCATCTATTTCAGCTCGGACAAGCGCTAGTTTCGCTTGAACATCCGCCGTGCCGATATCCAGGTTACCGAGGTCGCCAGTCTTAGCCTTGATGTCGTCAAGCTTGGCGCTTAGCGCCTCCAGGCCCGCCATGGTCTCGGTAAGGCCGGGGAGATTAATCGAAATATCGATCGAGGTAGCGGCAAGCTTGTCCGCCTGAACCTGAAGGGCGGCCATAAGCCTGCCCGCACCGTTGTCATCCCCCGTAATGACGATCTCTACGCGGCGAACTGCCATGGCCCCCCCTTCACTGCTCGTTCTGCTTGTTTATGGCTTCGTGGTAAGCGTCAATGCCGAGGACATAGTTAACGAAGTCCATAAAGCGCAAGGCGTCTACTAGTGGCGCCGGAATATGGCAGAGGTACGCGAGGTCGAACAAATATCGCCCGCGCAGCTCGTCCGGGTCACCGTCTAGTAGACGCCTTATTCTCAGGTCGTCGCAGGCGCGACTTCCTCGGCCGGGGTAGGGTTTTCCTTTTCCGCTTCCTTCTCGGATTCGCGCTCTGCCGCATCGGAGAGAGCCGCGGCAAACTTCACAATTGCAAAGTTGAGCTTGCCAAGGTCTGCGACCTTGCCGCTTTGCTTGAGCATGAGCCAGTAGAGTGCGGCCAGACTGTCGCCATCAACTTCCTTTAGCCCTTCCTGGAGCTTCATCAGGGTCAGGCCGGTCTGGCGCTTGATGTAGCGCGCCTCGGAAAGGTCAATCTCGTCCAGGTCGAGCTTGTATTCCTCGCCGTCAAAGGTGACATTCATTTACAGGTGCCTCTCGTTTACTTGTCTTCGTATCCGTACTTAGCGATGAGCACTTCAAATGCCGCGTCGGCAAATGCCTCGGTGGCATCTTCGATTCCTGTTTGCTCTGTGATTTCGGTGATAGCAAGCCCACCCTTTTTGTAGGCTTGGAAGTACCAGTGCCTTTTGTTCCCGAAGAGTGGGTGCCTGAGGTCGTCATCGAACATCAAGGCAGTAATGGGTTCCCAGCCGTAAGGACCGATATCGGTACCTGCCAGCACTGAGATGGAATTGGCGCTAGACCAGGCTGTGTGTACCGCTGCGGCGGCTCTGCGAGTCCGGGTAGCCGCAACCACGCGCATTCGCCTGGCAAAGCTGTCAGCGGCAGCCTTAAGTCCGGCCCGTACAGCGTTGTCCGCCATTAGAAGGCGGCATCTTCAGACTGGTAAGCAATCTGAAGGGGCACGGTCGTCTCATCGTCCAGGCCGGTGAAGTTGGCTGCCTGGGTGACCACCTTCGGGCCAGATACCTTAGGGCTCTCGCCCTCGAACTTGATGTTCGGGATGATGATATCGAGCAGGTAGTTGGAAGAACCAACCGTAGAGCCGACGAACTTAAGCTCAAGGCTGGTCGTGGTGTCGTCCGCAAAGGCGTTGTAAATTGCCTCGCTGGACAACCATTCCACCGTGAGGGAGCCACTAAGAGCGCGGTAGTCATCCTCGATCGGCTCCGTGATGAATCCGTTCGACCCAACGAACAGCCGCTTATCGTCATAGGTAATGGACTGCTTGACGGTGCAGTCGGTAACGTTCCCGAGAGCCGTCTCGCTGGCCAGGGACACCACGCCACTTGTCATGGTTGGAGTTCCCCCACTGTAGAGAGTTCCCTCGCGAAAGTGGAAGACGCTAGTACCCTGCCCCGAGGTCGGGGTGGCAAAGGTGGCCAGCGCGGGGACGGTCCCATTCAGGGGGTCACTGTTTCCGGCTCCGGCAAGCTCGTTTCGCCCCGTCATACTCAGGGACAGGCTGGCAATCGCGCCAGTGGATACGCCGATTTCCCACGACGAAATCTTTGTGCCCACGTAAGTGAAGGGCTCAACGGTGGCGTTGTCCGTTGTGGGGACACCCTTCTGAAGGGAGAATGAGTGGCCAAACATGGACGACTTCGGCTGAAAGGTAGTCAGGTAAATACCAGTAGTGCCTACCTCCGTGGGGGTCTCCGTAAAGTCGCCCACCATATACCGGAGAAAGTACCCGAGATTCCGCGTAGGGAGGTCCATCTTAAGGTCCCCGCCAACGGCGTAGCTGGTCACGATGCGCCGCTTGGTGCGCAGGTAGACGTGACCGGCAGCCAGGCCCTTGCCGGTGACTGCAGTCTTCTTCAGTTCAAGGGTCTCGGAGTTGAACTCGAAGCTATCCACCCCCGAGGTCAGCGATGGCGCAACGCCGTAAGTGCTCTCGTCCTTAACGACTATCTGGCTACTTAGACCAGAACCAACCGCGATGGTCATTCGCTATCCTCAACTTCGTTATTGCCGGATTCCACTTCCGTTAGATAGGAGTGGTCGAACTCGGCGCCGTCCGGCACCTCGATTACGTCGCCTGGCTTGTGGTGCCCAAACGGCTTTATGAACTGAAGAAGCACTAGGGTTCCTAGGTAAGAGAAGTGACGCGCGCCTGGATTTCGACCTCGAAGTTAAGGACTCCTGCGCTCATGCCCTTAATGTCGGCGCTTGGCATGTAGTCGAGTTGCCTGCACCAGCCGAGCCTTACCGTGTTGCTGATGTTGGGGTTATTGGCCACCGCTACCTGAATGCCCTGGTAAAGGGTGTAGACCTCTTGAAGCCGGCTAGCCTGTGCGTCGTAGCCGTTATCCCCCGCGGTGCTAATCAGGCAGCACTGAACGTTGTAATGCTCTTCATGCTTGTAGGTGGGTGCCATCTCGGCATATTCATCTTCAGTGAAGTGAATGCCGGTTATCAGAAGTGTCTGGGGAGCGATATAGGGAGTGAACACCTGCCCTAGGCCAACCTGGAAATTGTCCGGCAGGGCACCCTGGAAGATGGAGGTCAGGGCAGGTATTGCCGTGGGAACACTGGCAGCCATGGGATTGCCTTAAGCGAAGAAGGGGCCATGCCGATGAGATTTGATCATCTCTAGAATCCGGTACGGAACGCCTATGTTCACGTTCTGAACACCAGTCTCCGTATCGCGGGTAAAGGCCTGCCCCGCAACCGCGTCGTATCCCACATTGGCACCCGCAAGCGCTACCGCACGAAGCTGTGAGTTCTGGAACCAGTGAGAAACTAGCTCCAGTTCGGCAAGAAATACATTGCCGGGTACTTCCTGCTCGCCGGTTCGGTAGACGACGTGGATATTGTTGTCGCCCACCATGAAGGGGATTTGAACGTTGCCCGCGGAGCGGCGACTTATCTCGGCATTGGAGTGACTGTCGATCGAGTAGGCGAACATTGACGTAGTGGGCGCCGGGGAGTTGACCTCAGCGAAGTCGAGTTCGTAATTGATCCACCCCCAGCCTTCCTCTACGTTCTCGACGGAGAGGATTGGCCGGTGGCGAAGATGGATCGAGTAGTTACCCCCGTCGTAATGCTCGTCCCACAACGTTGGCAGAATGTCGTCACACTCGTACTGGATAACCAGGTCAGCGGCATTAATGAGCCACTGAATCACGGTGTCCCATTCCGACGCAGATGACGGATTGGGAATCTGGAGGTAGGTCTTTGCCTGCTCCAGTGTGACAATGTTCGTCACTTACCCCTCCGTTACGGGATTGCCGTCCTTGTCAAGCACGCGAAGCGTGCGAGCCTTGTCGTTAGCTGGCTCCGCAGAGAGAATCCAGGCGGGGTAGCCATAGCGTGTGGCCGCCCACTCGGTAGCCGCCTCGCGGCTCTCGAAAGGGCCACGACGGTCTGCGGACTGCCCAAGCTGATTGATGACGAAGTAGTGATACTGACGTGTGCCAGCCATATGCCTCTTGCCTCCGGATGCCTCAAGGAAAAGGTGATGAAGGGGCGACCCAAGGTGAGGCCCGCCATGGGCCGCCCCAGCTTGGATCAGGAGTGGTAAGACGCCTGAACAACGGCTCGCATGTCGTTCGATCGAATGTCGTAACGCATATAGCCAAGCCACGCAACGGCCAGGTAGTCGGCATACCTCTCGTTCAGCCTCATGACGCCGACCTGACGCACATTGCGTGCGACCATCGCGTGATGAAGGGAACCAAAGACAGGCCCGGACGCTTCGGCAACGGTCGGGCTAGAGTTGCCCGCAATCGACGGAGCGTTGTTGTCAATGACAACCGGATAGCCACCGAGCGTCTCACCGAGAGTGTTGCCACCCATATTCACGCTCTGCTGGATCAATGGGCGGCCCATCTGGTCAGTCACCTTGCGCTCGGCCTGAAGGGTTGCGTCGTTCATGTACCAAGCCGGATTCCCGGGGGTCACGGATGGCCCTGCGTTGGCAACACCGCGGTAAGCGGGGTCGATAGCACCGATCAGGTTGTAGACCGTCTGGAAGGACATGGCCCCGGCAACCGATTCCGAGGTCAGCGGAGTCGCAACGTTCCCGAAGGTGGTCACGGGGATAGCCGCACCCTCCACCAGGACGCCACCGCTCTGCCCGGACACCGCGCCGGCTGCGACCAGCGCGGTACTCAGGCCCAGGGGCTGAGACGAGCCGGTACCGGTCCACGCGTAGGCAGCCTGCGCACGGCCGATCGCCTCGGAGATGCGCTCGCGCACGAAGCCATCAACGCTGAATGCCGAGTCGTTCAGCAACTGAATCGATGCCAGGAACGGCCCAGCAACGAAGGTGTACGACAGGAGCTGCCCGAGCCCAAAGGACACGTCCTGCGGGGTCACCTGAGTGTTTTCAGTCAGGAGCTGGGCGACCAGGCTGGTTGGGTTGGTGGTCGGCCATGACATCGGGGCACCAGTGTCCGTGTCCACCTGCCTGAAGTGCGGATACAGGCCACCGAATGCCTTCATGGCAATCTGGAGGTTCTGCCAGAAGGCCGCGGGGACCATGTAGCCACCAGCAGAACCACCAGTGATCGAGACCGCTAGGGGCGAATCCTGCATAGGGGCAGTGTCGCCAGCGGGACCGGTACGCTGCTCAACCAGGAAGCGTCCCCGGAACTGGTTTGCCAGTTCCAGCGATTCGCCCCGGGCCTGGGGAACCAGAAGGCCGCGATCTTCAGGCGTAAGTGCGGCTTCGCCGCCGATGAACCACTTCGAGAACGCGGCCATCTCGCGAACCTCGGTCTCCACCTTCTCGTCTCCCCGGGCGCCGCGGGAGTCTGGCTCTTCGCGAGTCTCGGCCTCAAGGCTCTTGGTGTCCCGCATTCGCACGACAAGCTTGAGTTCGTCACGCGCCTTGACCAGGTCTTGATCCCGCTGGTCGTAGGCGGTCCGCTCTTCGGCAGTCAGGCCCTCACCACGGCCAACCTTCTCAATCAGGGGGAGATTGGCTTCGTACAGGGTCTTTACTTGCTCGCGAAGCTCTCGCTCGCGCTCAGTCAGGCCAGTAGCCATAACTGTATTCCTCCACTATCTGGTTGCAAATTGACTTATGCCTCAAGAAGCATTTCGATTTCACGGCTCCGCATACCCATGCGAAGTGCTAGATCGTCCTGCTCGTCAGGAGTGGAGGTATCCGGCTCCTTGGAACGGGTAAGAGACTTCCCGTCCAGCTTTTCCTTGTGGGCAATGTGGCCCACGTGCTCTTTGGCGCTGGAAACCATGGCCAGCGCTGCCTGTGCCTCGGGGGGAAGCTTGCTTACGTCACACTTGCCAAACTCTTCAAGTGCCGCCTTAAGCTCTGCGTGGGACTGAAGTACCCGCTTCGCACTGCTCTTCTTGATTCGGATTTCCTTGCCTGAACCGGCACTCCGGTTCTTGCCCCCGAAGCCGGGAAGGGTATTTACATCCACCCCCAGTGCGGCGGCGCGCTTGCGAATGAGCCTCTTGGCCGCCTTGTAGTCCCCGTGCTTAGAGGCAGCGAGTACGGCTGCGGCATGCAGGTGTGACTTATCGGGAATCGGATAGGAGCCGTCCGGCAGGGCATGCCCCTTGGCCGCAAGCCTCTTCCGGGTCGCGGTGTCCACGTCGCCCGCGCGCTCCTCGCGCGCTGCGAGCAGTTCGTCCCGCGCTGACACGCTCGTGTCCCTGTAGGCCGGATTGGTCACGACGGATATCTCGGGCAGGCGAACCTCTCTGAGCACGCGCCTGCTACCACAGAAACGGTCGGAAGGCTTGCCCTGGTCGTCATACCAGTCGTCCTTGATGGGCTCAAATCCAATAGACATGCCCCCCTTGTTCCCGGCCCTGATGTTGGCCTGAAGGTCACGGGAGTAGGACGTGTCAACCGGATTGGCCTCGAACTCCAGACCGCGGGCTGTCTCGCGAAGGGTCAGGGTTCCGGCGTCGGTGCGGGCTAGGGGCTGGTCCATGCGATGGTCGCAGAGAATGATCGTGTGGCCTTCGCTGATGGTCTTCTTGAAGGCGCCGGGGGCAACCTCTTCCCGCCAGCCACCGTGCTCCACGTCCCCAATGGTCGTTTCGCTGCTGAAGGGAGCGGCCACGCCGTAAAGCTTGCCGTCCTTCTCTCCAGGCTTTTCTCCCCGGAACTCGCGATACTCCATCAGAACTGCCCCGGCCACATTGCGCACATTTGCGACTGAACGGGCAACGCCTGAACGCCACCCGCCTTGGCTGCACCCGCCTGGGGTTCCCGAACCGTGATGGTGTAGGTTCCGGAAGTCACGGCGCCTGCAGTGTCGGTAAGACTGAGAGTGAAGGTGTAAACCTTCGGGAGCGCTGCCTGGACACCCGCGACGGTTCCAGTGATGCGCACATGGTCCGAGGCAATTGCCAGGCCGGGCGGGAATGTGCCGGTAGCCTTACTGCCCGCACTAATCACGGAAGCGGCCCCACTGATAGCTATGCTCGCCTCGTAGGGCACATAGGGATACGCATCAGGCAGGACGGTCGTTTCAAAGGTAATGTCAGCAGACATCAATCTTCCTTGGCTGAAGGCCCTGCCCCGGGGCCATTCTCTTCGGCGCCGTCCGGTCCAATCCCCTGCGGCGGCAGAATTTCGTCGTACTTCCCACCCTTTGGCTTCCGGCCCTCGGAGATACGTGCTTCATCAACGCTCATCCATGGGCCGCCAACGGCAGTCTGAAGCGATTGATAGCGCTCGGCAGTGCTGCCACGCATCAGAGAGTCAAGATTAAACTTGGCGAAATGCCCGCGGGTCTGCACAACCTCGCGGGTAATCCGCTGCTCAAGCGGGACAACATGCCCATCCAGGGTGTAGCTGTTAAGCCCTATGTTCTGCTGCTCGATGCCACTCCCCCAGGACGTAGAGCGCTCCACGTCGCCAACCAGGTGGGGGGGGACACCGAACCAGCGGGCGATTTCAGTTGTCTGCCAGCGTCGGCTTTCGAGAAACTGGAGCTGCTCGGGGGGGATGGTTACCGTCTGAAAATCTGTCTCCGCGTCTAGGACTGCCACATCGCCTGCGTGAGCAACGCCAGCATTGTTCTGCATCCACCGCGCTTTGATGCCCTCCGCTTGCGTCTGGGAACGTAGCGGTGCCTTGACCTTGATGATGCCGCCTAGCTGCGAGCCCCGGCTATAGAAGCGCGCGGCCAAGCGGTCGGCTGCGATACTCGTTCCTAGCGTCTGCGCCATGAGCGCAACTACGGGAAAGCCCTGAAGACCGTCGAACCCGAGACCGGGAACATGCATAATCTCCAGGTCCGTGAACATTTGCGGCTTGCGGTTATCGTCTATCGAGCCATCTTCCTTTATGTGCTTGACGACGAAAATCTTGTGACCGCCGGGTCCCGGCTTGACCGTTACCAGCTCCGGGTGAATCGGCTTCAGGTCCACGATGCGTTCCATACCATCGCGCTTCTTGAAGACGAACGAGTTACCCCACACAAGGCGGTAGACCATCACCAGTTGCCATAGCTCAAACTGGGTGTAGGTCATCCCCTCGTTGGCCGAGTCAAATAGTGGGTTGTCTACCAGCTCATGATCTCTTTTATGGAAGACTTCGATCGGGCAACTGGCAACCACGGAGCTAAGCAGGAAAAGACAGCGGTAGAAGGTGGCAACGCCAGCGGCAGTGTCCGGGGTAACGGACTCGCCAGCATCGGTGTTATTCTGACCGAAGACGCTATCGAATCCCACCGACTGGAGCGGTACTGCAGGGTTGTCGAACGGGTTGTAGGTAGGGGAACCGGTCGTGACTACCGCCCGTTTCTCAGTGACCGGTGGGCGCCACTCCTGGGGGCGGTAGAGAAGGCTCACCCGCGGACCTCCAGGACTGCTATGCCCAGAACACCGAGCGCCACCAGGGCACCAGGAAAGGACCAGTCAGCCAGACCGCGCCACGCGATAGCCGCAAGGGCAAGCTGGCCAACCAGGACGCGGTTGGTGCGCTTGCTACCAAACGAAACGGACGTCTTCGACAGGCACGCCATCGATGTACTCAGGACCCTCTGAATCATTGAGCCAGTAGTCCGCACGCTCAAGAGCCATGACGGACGCAACTGCGAGGTCAATCTTTCGCGGAGAGTTGCGAGCGTCCTTCTGGAGACGTGCCCCACGTGAGTCCACCTTGAGTTGAGCGTTAGAGAGATGCCGTGCCATGCGCGGATCGCCGTTGTGGCGTATGCGCTGGTTGGCTACGGCTTCGTAAAATCGCTGGGTAGCGGGCGCCATGCGCTGCAGTGTCTGCGGGAACTCAACTACCGGGAGGCCTTCAGCCTCCAGTTCTTCGAGCGCATCTAGCCACTCGTAGCGGTCGGCCGCGATCTCGCGAACCCTGTACTCGCGGCAGGCTGCCCGGATCGCGTCCTTGACCTCTGCCCGCGGCACTCGCCACTCTTCGCGACCCTGCGGCTTTTCCCAGCATCCGATTACCCTGACCCACGGGTCAGGAGACACCGATACGGCTACCAGGGCTGTACTGTCGCCGTTCTTAGAGCCGTCAAAGCCCAGAACCACACCCCGAGCTGGCGCAACAAGCTCAGCATCGGTACGGCATGCCCTCCAGGCCCCATCGGGCAGCCATGCCTGAACCGAATCGACCCACTGATTGAGCCGCTTGGTCCGGAAGTCGTTCTCAGTGACGCGGCCAAGTGCCGCACGGAAGTCGTCAGGGTCCAGGAAGTCCCCATATGCGGGGTTAGCTGCTTCCCAGACGCTTGGATCACGGTGGTCGGCACCCTTTGTGGCGCCGTACCAGCACATAAAAAAGAAGGGGTCATCTATTTCGCCTGCAGCTATCTTGCAGCCGTACTGATAGCGGCGGTAACAGATCGAATCCTGACCGGTGATGTCGTACTTAACGCCTGCAGTCGTAATTGCGATGAGCAGGGGATCGCGGCGAGTACCAGAACCAAGAGACATGACCTGGTAAAGCTCGTCATTGGGCGCGGCGTGCAGTTCGTCGTAGATGACAGCGCTCGGGTTGAGCCCTTCCTTGCTGAACGCCTCACTAGACAGGGCCTTGTAAATTGAGCCAGTAGAGGGAACCTCTAGCACGTCCCGATAGCAGACAATGAGACTCGACAGCTCGTCGGACATCTCGACCATGCGCTTGGCGACACCGAAGACGATTTTCGCCTGGTCCTTGTCCGCGGCGCAGGAGTAAACCTCGGCACCCTGCCCGGAGAACAGAAGGCCGTGGAGCGCAAACGAAGAACCCTGAGCGCTCTTGGAGTTCTTCCGTGGAAGGCCAACCAGCGCTTCACGATGACGTCGGCGCCCGTCAGGGCGCCTCGCGTAGACCTTGCCGGTTAGTTCCGATTGCCAAGGCCGAAGCTCGATCGCCTCGCCTGCCCTGGCAGCAACGCCATCCTTGGTCAGGTGGCAAAAGTTTTCGGTGAATTGGCAGACGCGGATTCCGTCACCGCGCTCTATGTCAGCCTGAGGTACCGGCGTCTCTATGAGCGGGCGGGCGTGCATCCTAGGTCGGGCCTCAATTGGTCTATGACTGCATGGAATCGCTGCTCATATTCACGGGAGGGATTCTCGCTGCCATTTCCCGCGGGTGGCTTCAGTGCGGCAATCGCGCCAAGTGTGTGGCAGATTCCCTGCAGCTCTTGTTCAGATTGCTGCTTTGTCTGCGATGACTGCGTTTCCTGGTTATGCCACTGAAGGTAGCCCTCGACACCCAGGCCCGCAGCGGTAAAAAGCACGAACGCGACAACCACCAGTGAGGCAACTACCGCGATACTAACTGGGCTCGATCGCCGTGCGTCCCGCATTACCCCGCCCGTTCCGGCGATCGATCTCCCATTGGATTACCGCCAACTGCTTATCGTGATCACCTAGGCGCATCTCGGCCTTGCCGAGTCGCCCGGCAATCTCCTCCAGAAGGTCCGCCGTGCGCTGTTGCGCCTCCTCTGAGCGAACCATGTACTGAGCGAAGCGGATTGCCCCACGGACGCCTGCCACTACCGCGCCAAACACAAAGAGCGTGACCGGAATGAGGACCAGGCCAATCGACTCAACTGTCATCGCTGTCTTGGGCTTCCTGGTCAGGGGGCGAGTCCCTTACGTGCGAAAGGATAGCCTCAACATGATGAAGGATTTCTTCTTGCCGGGCACCAGTTGCACCCTGATCATCGCCACTCTTGCGGGCAATATAGGCCAGCGCGGGCTGAGTGACGGCGGAATAGACCGTGAGCCAATACAGAAGCCAGAAGCCATGCTCGTCAGCGTGAGGGTAGAAGCGCTCCCAGACCACTATGGCAGTAACCATCAGGAAGGTTTGGAGAACGCCAGCGGCCGAAGCGAACCAGCGGTTAAACGCGCCCAGTAGTCGCTCGATCATTAACCCTCCTTTAAGGTTAGCATGCGGTTAGCTACCACTCAGTCCTGAGAGGCGGTAATCATCTCTTCGAGCGCGCTCATGGCCTTTCTCTGGTTTATGGCAAGCTTGGCTCGGTCAGTTGGCGAGAAACCCAGCACCTGCAGGCACTTCTGAATAGTTGCCTCGGCCTTGCGAATCTCCGCAATGAGGGGGTGCGCCACCACCTGGCCCGCGTAGCCAGTGACAACAAGACCGTCCTCGGCTACACGTTCCCGCCATGTTTCGATGTCCATGTACGCATGGCAAATCATTTCGATCCATGGGTAGTCCTGCTCGCGCTGAAGCCACCATCCGGCCTGCCAAAGCTTCTCCCACTCGATAAAGCCCCGGCCAGTGATTTCAGAAGGCGTCTCAGGGACGGTTCGGTCAACCTGAAGCGAAACCTTCGCCGGTAGATTTCGCTTTCCGGGCGTCTTGCCATCGGGGGAGCGTGCCTGCATTCGCTCAAGCGGAACCCTGGGTCGCCCTCTGGCCACTGCATCGCCTCTCTATGGTGCCTCGTAACTTGTAACAAGTAACAACGCAAATTTGCGCAGGTCAGGGAGTTTTTTGTTGTATTTGTGCAGTTCAGCGAAAAATCGCGTAATTTCGAGGCGATTTACGCGTGACCGGTGGACGGTCCCAGTCGACACATGGGCGTGAAGATCAAGGTGCCCCCCCGGCCTCTGACCTGCGGTGTTACATGTTACTAGTTACCCTTGCTAACGAGTTGGTTAGCCTTGCTAACGATGTCATCGTGGGGTCGTTAGCGATGCATTTAGCCTTGCTAACAGGTAACAATCCTCTGACCAGGGGAAATGCTAGTGATCATGTAACAATGCGTCGTAACAGGAACCTACGGTGAGTATGGTTGCAGGCTTGCCGGGCTGGCGGCCAGACGGTAACAACCTGACCGCATGCTGGCAGCAAGTGGATCCGTCTCACGATGTGAGACTGTGATCACAACTTCTGTACGCAGGCTGACCTGCAACAATGATAAGCTTTACCATTCCTTTACCCACAGCTCCCCTGGTTGCAGTAGACATGGAGGTGCATGGCAAGTGGTCGGGGACAGGCCGCTTCTACCAGCCCGAATGGCGCGAAGGCGCACGCGGGACGAAGCGGACGGGTACCACCATCGGGTAAGGTCACTCCACACGCGTGAGCGTGAGGCGATCGCCGAATCCCAGAGCGATCACGCCGCACCGGCGTGGTGATGGAACGAACGCTCTCAAAGCTGCGCAACCTGACCGATCGGCACGCCAAGACCTATCCCTATGTAGCGAGCGCGCGCGATACGAGGTCACACCTCGCGGTCAGGACGTAAGCACCGACGAGAGGAACGATCATGGCAACCACGACCACGACCACGACCACGACGAAGCCGGCCGACAAGCACTGCAAGCGTTGTGGCGAGACCGCGCGCAAGCACTGCACCGAGTGCCAGGTCTGCGAGCCGCGTGAGAGCGAACACCCGTACTGGTGTGAGCGCGCCAGTTACTACCAGCGCTGACGAGAGGCGGAGTTCATGGAAATTTATGTTACTTCTAAAGGTCTGGCTTTCCGCACCGACCGGCCGGTGAACTACTACGGAGAGTACTACTACGAGTCGTTCGTGACCCTTCCGGATGGATACTTCGCGGATGAGATCGGCGCGAGAGGAACGATCATGGCAACCACGACCACGACCACGACCACGACGAAGCCGGCCGTGACCAGCCCCGGACTCCCCGCCTGGGCCAGCTACGTTGACGGTGTGCTGCTGATGTGGCTGCAAGGTGAGCCTTTCGTGCTGACCTCCGCAGCCGGGAACTGTAACTAGTCGAAACCGGCTGCGGCCGGTCGGCGCGACCTAGCCTACGCGCCCTGATGATGGCAGGCTAACCGGGAAGGCATTCGTTGGCTTCCTAAAGAAATTGCGCCAACGTGCAACTAGGTAGGGAGGATTCATGAGATCAGTCATCGCCGCGTGTCTTGCAGGCACGATTGCCCTGTCTTCGTTCGCTGCGGGATACGCGGCGCACGAACCACACCGCGTGGAGTGCGGTCACGCGCTGCCAGGGCAAGCCATATACGTCTTCCGAGACGGTAATGCGGTGTTCACCACCCCTGCGCATGCAACGCTTGTGTGCGGAAGCAACGGGCACTGGCAGCAAGGGCCGCAGCAGGTTAGCGTCTCCGAGAATACTGCGGCTATCTCGCAACTCCTGAGCGGTAAGGGAACGGGAGTCTCCACACTGCAAGGAACATGGTTCCGTCAGTACCTCAACATGGTTAGGAAGTAGCAATGATCGTCATCGTCATCATGGCCGCACTTACCCTCTTCGCGATCATCGGCCTGTTTGCCATAGGGAGCTAGCCATGGAAACTTACCGGCCGTTCTCCGGCTACTTCACCTGTGAGGCAGTCGCCGCATTGAACCCCTGGGAAGTCGCCCGCGTGGTGAGATTCCTGCCAGAGCCTCTCAGTACGGAGTTCCACACCATGTGGACACACGCACTGGACATCGCCACGCGCAACAAAGAGTCCGAGCAATTGTGGGCACGGATAAGCGAGGCTGAAATCGAGCAAGAACTACATGACCAGGAGTTCCCGGCATGATGCTGATCGCGGTCATTCTGGTGACCGCAAACGTGATTATGTGGACCGCGTTCGGGGTGTACTACTACCTCGACACTCACTGAGTCAACCTGCAGCCGTCCGTTTGCCGTGATGCCCGCGCGAAGCGCGGGCGTTGCGGGATACGTGGCGTCTTGCCCCGTGTCAAGGCAACTCTGAACGGAGTTCACCGTGACCGACTCAACCACCACTCAAGAGCGTGTTGCCCTGGCCAATGCCAGCGACACTCCAACCGACGTCACAGTCACTCGCGACAATGACTCACATGAGACGACCCACCTTGACGGCGAACGCGTCAACTACGACTCCAAGGAAGACACCAAGACCCGCGTGTCGGGCAGTTGGCCCGAAGCTGCGGACGAGCATGTCCGCACTCTGATCGATTCGGCGGAAGAAGAGCGCCAGAAGATCGAAGATGAGCGCGCCATCAAGCGCAACCGGAATCGCATGCTCATTCTGGCTGTGGTGCTGTTGATGGAGCTGATCGTACCAACCCTGTACGGATGGGGAATGCTCCCGGCGATCTGCATAAAGTACGAAGTGCTGGCGATCACGGCACCGGACATAGCGCTGACCCTTTACGCCTACCTACGCCGCTACTAGCCACGGGAGCGATGAACATGAGCAAGGGCAAGCACGGCAAGTCCGTCATTCGCAAGGTCTGGCACCGCGTGTGGGTGACCTGGGAAGAGTCCAGTGCCGTCATGTACGGCGTGTCAATTGAGGTTCCCAGGGAAGACCATTACGTGCGCTCGCCACTGATCACTGAAGTGAGCGAGCATCGCGAGATTCACGCCAGCGAACGCGCCTGAGTTCGCACGGGTTTAGGGCTTCGCAAGCTTCGGCTTGTGGGGTCCTATGTCCGTCTAGCCAACCGAAAGGACGCGGGCAATGGAATACAACCTGCACAATGAATTGATCACCTCGGCCCTAGACGTGGTCCGGGTGTACGACCCTGGCTTGCACCAAGCCATGACGCAGGCCAACTGGTCAGTCTCCACTGACATGATGGACGCATTTTCCGAGATGCCTTTCGAGTTCTTCATTGAGACCTACGAGGAGGCGATGGGAGCGTTCGGGATGACGGTGTCTGACCGCTTCACGCTGCCCCCGCCAGTGAAGGTCGCACGACCCCGCACTTTCCTTAACCCGTATAGCACACAGCTCTTTGCCGGAGAGTACGGGATACCGGGGGAGGTGCTTGCCTCCACTACCCTTGCCCATGAGTTCGCGCACATTCACCAGCGCGACGGCTCAAGTCTCGCCCTCGAACCACCCGCGTTCCGTGCTGGAATTCGGTTCGCGCGCAAACTGCCGGAGCGCTTCGCGAGGGTGATAGTACCCCTGAATCTAGACGCCTTGGAGCACCTGACCGACATTCCTGTATACGCCGCACGGGTCTGAACGCTCATGGTCGCACTGGTCGCAATCGCAACTTGCAACCAGTGCGGCTATGTCCGCTCAAACGAACGGGCATGCAAGAAGAAAGGGGGTTTCGATGGAACCCACACCGTTTAGCGATGTTACGCCCATGCAAGTGGAGTGGCTTGAGCAGGGATACATCCCCCTGCAGCAAGTAACACTCATGGCAGGTGAGGGTGGCATCGGCAAGAGTATGCTGCTTGCCGATCTCGCCGCGCGTATCACTACCGGCTCTCCGATGCCTGACGGCAGTCAGGGGCCACCGCTCGGCAGTGTCATTCTTGGCGCAACCGAGGATGACCCCAACCGGTCCACATGGTGGCGTCTTCACGCAGCCGGAGCCGACATGACCAAGGTTTACCAAGCTCCTGACGACCTGGTGATACCTGACTCGCTACCCAAGCTCCGAGAGATGATCGATGAGATCGGAGACGTTCGCATGGTCACCCTTGACCCACTGGCGAACGTCTCCTCTGTCGCCCTGACCTCGGACGTGGTAACCATCCGGCGGAAGCTCCTGCGTCCGCTGGATCAGGTGGCGTTTGACTCCGGCTGCGCAATTGTGCCGGTAGGGCACGTCACGAAGGATGGCAAGATCGGCGGAAGCAAGTCCCTAGTGGATGGTGTCCGCATGGTCCTGCGTGTCAGCCGGTCCGTGCAGAATGACCGTGTTCGCCTGATTCACGTCGAGAAGACAAACGTGGCGTCCGACAGTGTGCCGGATCTGGCCTACGTCATCACTGGCGACGGGCCGACCTCAGTGCATGTTCAGTACGTGGGGCTGCCCGATGACGTCGCTACCGCAGCTCACGAACCAACAACGGCCGAACGTGTCCTGACGGTGCTCAGGCAGTCCGACAAGCCGCTCGAAACCCAAGAGGTGGCCAGGGAGGTCAACGACTCCTACGGCAACGTGCGCGTCGCACTGACGCGCCTGAAGGGCAGGCAGCTGGTTTACCAGCCCGAGCGTGGGTCATGGTCCGAGCGCAAGCCAGAGGACCTCCCGCCACTGGAGATGCACCACAACTGAAACAAGTAACAACTAGGCGCGCGTCCGGCGCGCGTAGTTGCAACTGCGATGTGCGGGGGCGAGGTTCTGAGGAGCCGACCCCCCGCCATGTCGCAGTGGGGTCAGGTGCTCGACTGAGAGCTGTGCGGGGCCAGCAATCGACTTCCCGCAGAGGTAGCAGGAGACGGCACCACCGTGCGCCCATATGTCATTGCAATTATCTTTAATCGCTCGTCGCGCACGATCATACTCGGCATTATAGCCTCTGGATGACCTGGGGATTTTATGATGGCGATCTCGGTCAAGGTGGGCGGCGCAAACTCCGATGCGGCTAGGGACGCCGCAAACCCTGCAGGGGCGCTTAAGCATGTCCTCATACCCTGGCTATGTGAGTTGGCTTACTAGCACAAAGATAGCTATCATAGATGGCCATCAAGGATGACCTGCAGAGTTGGCGCCAGGGAACATGGCTAAAGACCATGGCTAGCTAAGCTGGGCTAACTAAGCTGGCGGACTCCGCATGAGGCACTAGCAGGCGACTGCTAGCAGCGCTGAGCGCGCTAGCGCTTGGAAGGCCCTCCTAGCGCTAGTCGTCTTTGGGTGGTAGGCCCTCCGGGTGACTATGACAATTGCTCGGCTATCACAGCGCAAATACTGATGACTTCAACAGTGTCCCCCGTCGAGACGGACGCCACGGACAGGTCGAACCAGTACGTGCTATTTGGGGTTAGGGATAGCCGGTCAGTGACCACGAACTGGCCGCCGCTCGTGGATGCAGCATTAGGGCTCCGCTCGGTCTCATCTGTCGTTGGGCCAAAAGCGGTACCGGTGTTCCCTGCACCATTGGAGGGCGCGGTCCCGCCGCTGTACCTGCCACCGATCGTTGCCGCAGAAGCTGCGGTTGGCGTAGCCAGAACCGCCGTGATGGTGACTATAACCTTGCCGCTCCCCGTGGGGGTGTAGGTAATGGCTGACCCGAGGCCCATCATTACCTGCGTCAGACTGGCAGTTCCGGTTGGGTTGGATGGATGAAAGCTTACCGATGCAGCGGGGAGCTTTACGGCACCGATGGCAGAAGAGGTAGCAGCGGGCAACTGTGAAGTGGGAACCGTTGTGCCACCGCCCAGGGATGCAACGCCGTTTGCGGCGGCAACTTCAGACAAGGGAACGAAGGTTGCATTTGCGTAAGTCTCTACTGCGGTCGCCGCGCCCGAGCTGTCAAACGACGAGGCCGCTTGCGTGGCAGCGGTTCCCAGGCCAAGGTTCGTCCTGGCCGTGCTGGCAGACTGAAGGTCTGAGAGGTTACTGGACTTCTGCAGTGCGGCAGCTTCGGCAGCTTCAGCGCGGCTTGTCTCGGTGGCTACCGCTGCGGTTGCAAACGACTCAGCGTTACTCTGGGCGGTTCCAGCCAGCCCACTCGCATCGAAGGCAGTCGAGGCTTGCGTGGCGGCAGTGCCAAGACCAAGGTTGGCCCTCGCGGTTGCGGGGGACGAGAGGTCACTTAGGTTGTTCGCGATTTGCAGAAAGAGGGCCTGGAGAGACGTGAGGGTCTTGTGCCCGGCAATCGGCCACCAGGTGACGCCATCACCGAAGAACATCTCGGATTCACTGCCCAGCTGAAGTGTGATGCTGGAACTGGAGACACCGCGGATATTGCCCGTCACGGTCACATTGGCCGTGCTTGCCGAAGCGCGTTCGGCCACGATGAGCGAGTTCCCAACCGAAGCCGGGAGCGTCATCGTCAGGGGTGACGATGCTGTCACCTCGGTTACCTTGTTCAGTGCGAGGGCCGCACTTGCGGAGACACTGACCTCAGTGAGGGTTGGCAGGCAAGCGGCAATCGCTGCGGCAGCGGAGCCCGAAGGATCGGCGCCAACCTCTGCAGCCGTGAGGACTACATTGCCAGTCTGCCCGTTGACCTCACTAACACCTCCAGGCGGGGGTTCCCAGGAGCCAACTCCCTCGGCGTTGCAGGTCCACACATAGTTAGCCGCAGCACCATTGGGGTACGTCAGTGGCAAATAGGCCGTCATGCCCGGGGTTGGCTGAGCTGGACTGAGCTGGTCGAGGTACTGCGTTGCACCACTGGCGTAAGGCAGCTCAAAACTGAAGGTCCAGGGGTCTACGCCCACGATCCCCGAGACGCCTACCGTCCAGAGCCAGCCGCCCGGGATGTTGGCATTATCGGTGGCAAGCAGTGAAACCTCGAAGGTTCCAGCCGCAGTGAGCTGCACCGTCTGGGTAGAGGGAGGTACGTCCAGGTGGTCGGTGCTGTCGATAAGCCAGCCAGTGGGGGCAAAGCTCACGAAGGCACCAGCCACCCCGGGGATGGTGCCCTTGAGGGTTACGTAGTTGAGCGACAAGAGGCCTGCCTTTTCGTAGAGGCGCTGAACCCCCGTCCCTAGCCAGTCACACCGGGGTTGAGGTGTGGAGGCCTCTATGGATAGGTACGGCCTACCGGACGGCGCGGTTCTGTTACCTGTTACCTGTTACAGTGGTAGACGGCGGCGACGGCGTAGCCGATGTGCCCGCAGTGCTCACATTGATCAATGGTGGTCACGTAGGCGGGCAGCTCATCGGACATCTGCAAGCGATACGTCCAGAAGCGATGGCGGCCAAGGCGGCACAGCAGCCTATGGCGCAGAGTGCAGGTCATGGCATGCTCACCGGAGCCCATCCGGCGGCAGTCAGGATGTTCCAGATGTTCTGGCTTGCACCGTTGGAGTAGTCAACCGCACAACCCTGAACGCTAACGGTAGGGAAGCCACGAAGGTTGATAATGAAGTCCCAGTTCAGGATTCCTGCCGCGAAGCTGTCGGAAGCGACAAGCTGAATGATGCACTCACCAGCAGTTGCGCCATTGAGGCCATCTCCGAGGGTTCCCTGTACGACCATGGGCACGATGGCATTGTCGTTGGTGTCAGGCCACATGGTTCCCGAGGGAACGGCCACAACATTACCTTCGGCATTAGCTTGGTCTACGGGGGAGTTGTCCCCACCTACGGTGACGTTAACCACATGGTAGGTCACTTCTCCACCCACTTACATAGCTTTACCAGCCAGCGGCCCACGCGCATGCACAGATAGTCAGCCGCCTTCACTGCAACGTCCAGCGCAATCCACAGGATGGTAGCTATCAGTGCCAGTGTCCAGAAGAGGATGAACTTGGCATGGTTGGTACAGGAGTTCCAGTTCATCGAAGCATCCCAAATGGAAGGTGAAGGCTAAGCCAAAGGAAGAGTGCCCACACCAGGCAGGCAAGAGCCCAGTGAAGATCAGTCCACATAGGAAAGTCGAAAGGCTGAGATGTGTTCAGGTTCTCCAGGGTCCACACGGTCTCACTCAAGGTGTAGCGTGCGTTGGTGAACAGCCAGTACAGCTCAGGTACCAGGAACATGGCAAGCCAGAGACCCCAGTAGGCATTGAGCCAGGTGAGGTTAGAGGTACTCATGGATGGTTGCCTTCCAGGACCGGATTTGCCCTAGGGGAAGGTGGCGAAGGTTACCGTCTGCCTCTCGGAGGCAAAGGGACTGGGCAGAGGTTGACGTGGCCGGATACTCACTAACGTAGTAGTACCTAGCACTACGACCATCAATCCACTCAATATCCACAGTCCAGCTCACTGCGCCCCAGCTCTCTACTACCTGTACGTTACCGCCTACATGTACATCACTTAGAAACTAACGAGCGCCCATTAAGGGCGCTATTAACTACGTACACTTACAACCTGTACCACTGGTGACCTTCGGCTTATTGCCTACGGTCACCTAACGCTTAAGTTCTTAACGCTTAAGTTCTTAACCCAGTGTATCCACCACCTCGCTACCACCCTCCACCTGCAGCCAGGCTGCTGGTAGCGACTACCAGGTAGGATTGACCCGAATGTCAACTTGCAACCAGCCCACCTGGAGGAACCATCTCTCGCAAGTACAACACCAAGCATCCCGACCGCGGCAGGAGCAACTACCCCGCTCGCCTAGCGGCTCGCGGGCTCTCTCGCGCTCCGACCATGCCAACCCTGGAGAGCCTCCGCAAGAAGCAGAACCGGAAGGATGCCGAGTGAAACATCAGCTCTACGTTCTGCAAGGCCAGATTCTTGATTTGCGAGTCGCCTTCATTGTTCTGGTGGTCGCACTACTGGTCATTGGTGGGGCTTATCTGTTCACCGGAGGTAAGTGAACTTGTTCTCAATCCATAAGTTCGCCTCCCGCACTGGCCGCCTAGGGCAGCCACTCGAATCACCTTACCCAATCTTCGACGTGAACAACATCCGCTTCCGGTACGGTGCGACGTCGATGATTGCCGGTAAACCCGGGAGCTTCAAGAGCGTGCTAGCGCTCAACCTTCTGACACGCTGGGTGCAGGCAGGGTATTCAGCTCTGTACTTCTCGGCCGACAGTGATGAGCACACCGTTGCCCGGAGGCTTGCGGGAATCCTCACGAATACACCATCCCAGCAAGTTGATGCCGACTTCATCAACCGCCACTACTCGAAGTACCTCCCGGCACTGCACTCCCTGTCAGGGACACTCTTCGAGTACCGCGCCCTTGAGATGGATGAGGTTGCCGACCGGCTGAATACCTATGAGGCATTTTCGCGCGACGGGTCTTACCCAGACATCGTGTTCCTGGATAACCTCATCAACTTCGCGCCAAGTACCGACGACTGGGGCTACATGCGCGACATGACCAATGGGCTCGACCAGCTTGCCCGCGAGACCAAGAGCCACATTTGCGTCCTTCATCACGCCAGCGAGGGGTGGGGGTCCGCTGCGGACCCTGTTCCGCGTGCGGCGATCCAGGGGAAGATTACCCAGATCCCCCGCCTGGTGCTGACCACCGCGGCAAATGAGCGCGCACTGTGCGTCTGCGCAGTGAAGAACACCAATGGCCCGCAATACCCCGACGCCACAAAGTGGATGCTCTTTGATGTTCAGGAGAGCCTCAAGGTCACCGATCGATACGAGGAAGAGCTTTGACAACCCCAAAGTACGCAGTAGACGAGCCCGGCAAGGGCCGTCACTACTGGAAGCCCGGTACCGATACGCGCCTTCCCTCGATCACCAACATCCTGCGGCGCCACAACAAGCCAGCGATCAATGTGTCCATGGTGACCAAGGCCGCTCACTACACCGTGGACAACTGGGAGCGGCTAACTCCGCTCACCCCCCAGGAGCGCGTTACGCTCATTCGCGAGAGCCAGTTCGAGAAGTCCGAAGCCTCGATCACTGGGGACATCGTTCACAACTGGATAGAGCGCAGGATTACAGGCGACACTCCTTCGCATGACGAAGTACAGAACGCCTCGAACACTGTACGGTGGATGTGGAACAGCTTCCTGAAGTGGGAAGCGCACTACAGCCCGCAGTACACAGGGTCCGAGTTCACGGTGTGGTCCGACAAGTACGGCTACGCCGGAACGGGTGATCTGAGCTTCTATATCGGGGACTGGCACGTTCTGGCGGACACCAAGACCGGCAAAGGGGTTTACCCCGAGACCGCAGCTCAGATTGCCGCGATAGCAAAAGCCGAGGTTATCATCACGGACGCGGGGGAGTTTCCGGTCCCAAAGTACGACAAGTTCGCCATCCTGCATGTCCGGCCGCGGGGGGCGACTCTCGTTCCCGTATACCACATTCCCGAAGCCTTCGAGTACTTCCTTGCACTCAAGAAGGTGTTCGACTGGGAGATGTCCAGCAAGGATCACTCTCTAGGCCGCGCACCAAAAGTTACCTGATCAGTGGTAGCGGATCAAGTGGTAATGTCAACTTGCAACCAGCTTCACAAAGGGGAAACATGGCAATAGAGATTCTCAGTGTCGGTCTCGAAGATGAGACGATCCAGAAGCTTGCGGACGCGGTAGTGTCCCGCCTTGGTGGGAACTCCGCTACGCAGAGTAACCCCCCTACCCCAAATTCCCAGAGCCCGCAGAGCACCGGGAGCCAGAACCAGGAAGAAGACCCCTGGCTATCTTCTCCCCAGGGTCAGCAGGAGCAGGCACAGCAGAACAACGTTCCCCGCTGCCAGCATGGGGAGATGCGGTTTGTCCCCGCTGGCTACAGCAAGAACGGCGGGAAGCCCTACGACGCCTTCTATGGATGCCCAGCTCCCCGCGGGCAGCAGCAATGCAAGAGCGTCAAGGCCTGAGGAGTGGGAGATGGTTTCGTATCTTTGGCCTCAAGACACTCTGGGTGGCCGCTGAATGGCCTCCAGTAGAGTGCGCCGGGGACGTGAGACGGAACGCGCCGTGGCGGACTACCTCGCCACCCACGGATGGCCCTGCGCAAAGCGAAGGCCAGCCTCACTTCCCGGGTCAGACGTGGAAAACGTCCCAGGACTGGCGATAGAGGTAAAGGCGCGCAGGGCGCTCGACCTTCCGGCCTGGATTCGTCAGGCCAAGACTCAGCCCGGTCTCCCAATCGTGATCCACAGGCCCGATGGCTTTGGTCTCACGACCGTTGGGGACTGGCCCGCCACTCTCCCCTTTTCGCAGCTTGTCCGGCTTCTACGGGAAGCAGGCTATGGTGACCCTTACTGCGAATGAGCGCGAAGAGTTCGCCGTCTGGTGGGACGACGACGGCACCGAGGATGATCCTCTGGTTATCTATCCCACCTATGATGAAGCCGAAGGCGTGGCCGAATTGGGTGACGCGATTGTCATCCGACGCGTTATCACTGTCGAAACGGTAGTGGATTGGGCGCCATGCAGGAAGACCTCTCCATCGCCGCCGTCCTAGAACACTACGGCGCCGACCTTCACCGCACCCGAGAGCATGGATGGCAGACAATAAAGTGCCCCTTTCATCCCGATCGCACGGCAAGCGCGAGAGTCAACCTGGAGAAGGGTGCCTTTGCCTGTCTTGCCTGCGGGGCGAAAGGTACGGCACTGACCCTGCTCATGGAGAGGGAGCAACTGGATCGTGAGCATGCGATCGAGTACGCAGCAACGGTACTTGGCCAAAGCGTCGGCTCTCTACGCGGACCAGTTCGGGAAGAACGCCCGAAGCGAGTCTCTCGCTTCCGTCAGAGGCTATTTGAAGGATCATAGTGTTACCTTCCAGATGGCCCAGAAGTACCAGCTCGGCTATGTTGCAGACCCCCTCCCGGGGGATGAGCGCTTCAGGGGGGCGCTTGCGATCCCGTACCTGAGCACCAAGGGGGTAACCGCTCTTCGTTTCCGCCTCTTTGGCCGGGCCTCGAAGATAGGGCAGCACAAGGGCCAGGCCTCACGGCTTTACAATACCCCCGCTTACTTTGCCGCGGGGGAGACCCTGGGCCTTGCCGAGGGGGAGATTGACGCACTGGTGGCAACTGAGGTGCTTGGGATTCCAACCCTCGGGGTTCCGGGGGTCGAGAATTTCAAAGACTTCTGGCTTCCCGGCCTCAAGGATTTCACGTCGGTCTTCATCTTTGGCGATGGCGACCAGGCGGGACGTGATTTCTCGGAAGAGATGGCAGAGCGTATCGGGTGGCGCGGCCGGATAATACGTCTCCCTGATGGGGAGGACATCTCAAGCCTTGCGGCCAAGGGCCAGCTAGGGGGCCTCCGCGCGCAGATGACAACGGACGAGGATGAATGAAGTGCCCTCACCCTGAGTGCACGGGGGTCCACGCCAACAGGGGCACCGCGGAAGAGCGCTGCCCGTCAATCCAGGCACTACGGAGAGCATCGCAAGCCAGGTACAAGCGGACAGCTAAAGGGATGCTGACCGACATGCGACACCAGGCGACGAGAAGGAAGCCACGATGAGGCGCACCACACCAATCGAGCGGCAGAAGACGGCAGTGCTCAAGGCCGCCCGTGCGGCTATCCGGCTGAAGCACACGCTAGCGGCCGACGAAGAGATAGCCGAGAAGCTCCCTGAACTGGAAGAGGCTATGAACCTCGCGCTTGCCGAAGGCAAGCCCTTCGAGATTGAGCCGGGGGAGGTTTACCTTGTTGAGCGTTGACCGGCCCCTGATCCTCGACTTTGACATCGAGAATCGCCCGCTCTCCTACATGGGAAACGATTTCACAACGGCGGACATCACAGCCATCGCGTTCGGCTTCGCTGGCAACGGCCGCGCGATTGTTTGCGCCCAGCTTGGCCTCATGTACTCCGAGGATATGCTGAATGCTTTTCATGTGGCCTACGAGGCAGCAGACATCGTTACGGGTCATTACATCCGCAGGCATGACCTGCCCATTATCAACGGTGCGATGGTCGAGCTGGGCATTGGCCCGCTCGGTCCCAAGCTGACGATCGACACAAAGCTAGACCTGGTGAAGTGGAGCTTTCAGGCTCAGCCGAAGAGTCAGGAAGAACTCGGCCTGGCCCTGGGTATCGAGTCCCCCAAGATTCACATGTCACAGCAGGACTGGAGGGAAGCCAACCGGCTTACCCCCGCGGGCATCGAGAAGACGCGTGAGCGTGTCGTTGGAGACGTGCGGCAGCACCAGCAGCTCCGTCTTGAGCTGACACGCAGGGGTCTCCTGACTGGGCCAAAACTCTGGGAGCCGAAGGTGTCATGAAGAGTTCCGGGTACCGCCGTGGCGGCAGCAATCACCAGGACGATCCCGGCCTCCTTAAGGGCGTGCTCGCCGGTGAGCGTGATGGCGTGGTGTACCCGGAGGATAGGTGCCTTGCTTGCGAGCGCGAGTTCGATGGTACCGGCAGGGTGCCGTCTCCCGAGCAATGCTTTCACCGCCACTGGAGGGTGGCGGATGATGGTAGCGCCCTCGAAGTAAGATGAGCTTAAATCAACTTGCAACCAGAGGCGGGACATGTCGAAGATGGAGATCAACGGCACCGAGTACACAATTAAACCAACGGCCAACCTCCGTGGGGCCAACCTCCGTGGGGCCAACCTCCGTGGGGCCGACCTCCATGGGGCCAACCTCCGTGGGGCCAACCTCCATGAGGCCAACCTCTATGGGGCCAACCTCCGTGGGGCCAACCTCGATGGGGCCAGCCTCCATGAGGCCGACCTCCATGAGGCCAACCTCCGTGGGGCCGACCTCCATGAGGCCAACCTCCGTGGGGCCAACCTCCGTTGGGCCGACCTCCATGAGGCCAACCTCTATGGGGCCAACCTCCGTGGGGCCGACCTCGCTGAGGCCAACCTCCGTTGGGCCAGCCTCCGTGGTGGGGCCAGCCTCTATGAGGCCAACCTCCGTGGGGCCGACCTCTATGAGGCCGACCTCTATGGGGCCAACCTCCAGGGGGCCAACCTCCGTGGGGCCAACCTCCGTGGAACCAACCTCCGTGGGGCGCAGAATATCCCCCCCCTTGCCGCCGCCCAGGCTTCCATCCTTCCCGAAGGTGACCTCATCGGATGGAAGAAATGCGCGGGTGGCGTCCTTGTAAAGCTCAGGATTCCAGCCGCCGCGAAGCGCTCGAACTCCACCGGCCGTAAGTGCCGTGCCGAATATGCCGAAGTTCTTGAAATTATCGGCCCGGCCGCCGCGGCCCTGAGTTCCCACTTGAGCCAAGGTTCCCGGCTCGTCTATCGTGCAGGCGAAACCGTCCACCCTGACGGTTTCGATCCCAATCGCTGGGAAGAATGCAGTAATGGCATTCATTTCTTCATTACCCGCGAAGAGGCAGAGGACTTCAATGGTTAACAAGCTCCTGATCGACGCCGTGTGCTCCCTGGCCAAAAAAAACCCACGCCACGACCAAGGCACCTTTATAGGTTCGGGCATTTATGCCCCCCGCGTTCCCGTGGAGGAAATGCGGGAAGGGTCATGCGAAACAACCGCCTGTCTCGCGGGATTTGCCGTCCTGCTCACCGCACCAGCGGGAAGTATGGTTAATCCCTGCAGCCTGTATGACAAGCAGGGGGATTATGTTGAGGCCATTTTTGAATATGCCAGGGACGTCATGGGCCTGACGGACGGGCAGGCCGAGGCGGTCTTCTTTTGCAAGGACGAGACCTTGGCTATCAAGCGGCTTCGCTACATCGGAAAGCGCCCAGACGTCACCCCGGAAGAATTGTACGGGCGTTTCCCTTACTTCGCCCCCACAGAGGACTAAGACGAGTGAGCATTAACCACGCCCAGCGACTCGAAGGTGTTGTTAAGGGAGCACTGAAGGATGCTGCGCTGAACGAGCCCTTCGGCTATGCCGTCTGCGGTCCCTCAATCTGGCCCCTTGTCAGCCCCGAGGGTAAAGAGATCGGCCCAGGTGCCGCGTGGCTCGTCATGGTCAGCATCCGCAACACCAACCCAGGCGAGGGGGACATCTGGCACGCATTTCCAATCCCGGGAATGCTGCCCGACGATGAGTCTTTCCGCAACGTTGCCCGCGGCTTGCTTGAGCAATGCCGCGAGACTCGGGACCAGAAGCGCGGGAGTGAGCTTGACCAGGCCCGCGCTGCATTCAAGGCACAAATGAAAGAGGCGAAGTGAGCGAGATATACAAGGGTGCTCGTGTCGAGTCAAAGGTCGTCGGAGAGGTAAGCGATATCGGTCTGGTTTACCTTAATCTTTACCGTGATGGCGATCGGGAGACGGTGCAAGTTCGGATTGACTCCTGCAAGGTTATCGAGCCCGCGTACGAGGTGCGTGAGGTTTACCTGTCCGCCGATGGGCTTAAGTATCTTCGCACGGGAGATCCCAAGCTTCCTTGGTGTGAGATGAGTTCCTTCCTGGGCTGCAGCGAGACGTTTCCCTGCCGCCCAATGCGCAAGCTGGTGCCAGAGAAGTGAAGGTGCACTGGCGCCCAGGATGGGCACTCTCGGCACTATGTGCCGGTCGCAACTGTCGATTCTGCAAGTGGGAGGCGGCGCAGAGTGATAAATAGCTCACGGGAGCGGGTCGTCGCCTGCACGCAGCTCTCGGCCGATCTCTGGCGCGACATGATCTCACCAGAGATCGTGTGGGAGTCGCTCCGCGCCGCCGCCTCCGAGTTCCGCTACCGCAACCCGGTCATCGACTCCGACACCCTGTTCATCGAGGTCAGCCAGTCCGGCGAGACGCTGGCCCACGAGCCCGACATTAGCCGCGAAGTGCAGTACATGCGCTTCATGAAAGGCGAAGACGGCCTGATCGACGGCCTGATCGAGACGGGCTGCGCTGAAGGGGACGCCGATTTCGTCACGCTGCGGCTCGTCGTGTGGGCGGAACCGCCGGAGGGCACCCAGGATGGGGAGGGGCGCGATGCGCGGAGGCAGTAACGTCCTCGTCTCACCCCAGCAAGTAGCCGACCAGCTCGGCGTCTCCCGCAAGACGGTAGACCGGCGATGGAAAGACTGGGGTCTCCGGCGCCACAAGCTCGGCCATTTCGTCCGCTTTCCCCAGCGTGACGTGGACAACTACATTCAGAGGACCGGCGAGTGAACGACACGGAAGCTTCAGAACTTCGCGAGTCAGCCCGGCAGCTAGCCGAGGGTGTCTCTTCATGCATGTCCGACCAGGAGCGCGCCCGGTATGGCAGCGCGGCTCGCACGATCAGTGAGGGACTCGCGGAGATTACCGAATCTCCCGAGAGTGCTGCGTTTGTTGCTATCGCCTTCTCTAAGTTGCTCGCCCTGCTCTCAAAGCTCCCACTGAGCACCGCGGGTGAAGTGATCGAAGGCTCAGCGGCTTCTTATGCCCTCGCCGCGGGCCACCTTCTCGGCGTCTTCCAGCTTCCCGAAGGCGGGGACACCGAGACACACGCGGCGTCTACCGCACCCGATCGGGCAAGTGCCGCGAACTTCCCTGGAATGCACAACGAGTGGGTTGACCGGAGGTATCTGTGAGTGAGCTTAGAGACAAGGCATGCGACCTGAACCGCGAGTTCGCGCTCAATCGTCGTGAAGGAATTACTGACGAGAATCAGCTTGACGTGCAAGCCCTCTGCGTGGCAGAGGAAGCGGGAGAGCTAGTTGGCGCCTACCGTCGCTGGGCCGGGAAGGCTCGCCGTAATGGCAGCTCTCAGGAAATTAAAGACGAGATCGCAGATGTGCTAATCGCCGCGGCCGTCTTTGCCGAACGCCTTGGGATTGACATTGACAAGGCAGTTAGGGACAAGCTTGATGTGATCCGGTCGCGAGGATGGAAAGAGGAAGAAGCTGCATGAAGTCGCACACCTACAAGCGTTACATCTCCGGGCCAATGCGGGGGGTTCCCGAGCACAACAACCCCACCTTCATGGCCGTGGAGGCAGAGCTGAAGCGCCAGTGGCCGGACCACGAGGTACTGAATCCGGCCCGCAACTTCGACGGCGACAAGACTCTGGATGTTGCCACCTACCTCCAGGCCGATCTCGCGCAAGTCCTGGAGGCTGACGAGATCGTTCTTCTTCCCGGCTGGGAAACCAGTGAAGGTGCCAGGCGCGAGATTGAGGTGGCCAAGTGGACAGGGAAGGAGTTCACGCTTGCGGAGCCAAGCGCAGCTTATAACGAGCAGCCGTACTGGTACTTCGAGCCGATTGGCACCCCCGTGCTCGATGACTCCCCGCGCGCAAGCGCGCTGGACGAAGCGCGCCAGCTCATCACTGGCGACCGGAACAACCAGTATGGTCCCCCGACCCAGGACTTCGAGCGCACCGCGGGAATGGCGAATGCCTTTGGCTTCAGGGTCAACAGCAATCTCCTCCAGGGTCACGACGTGGCCATCTTCATGATGATGCTCAAGATCTCGCGCCTGGCCTGGTCGCCGGGAAAGCGTGACTCATGGGTTGACGCCGCGGGCTATGCCGGTTGCGGCTACGAATGCGCCGTAAGGGCAGCCGGGCTTGAGAAGTTCGGGTTTGACACTGGGCTAGCTGCGACTATCGTGCAAGCGCTTGCGCGCCAACGGGAAATGTACGAAGACGAGGAAGACATCGAGCGGAGCGTGGAGAACGCCTGATGGACCCTCGCGATTCACTTTATGAGTTCGCTCTCGACCTCGCCGCGATGAGCAATGAGAAGGATGCCGCAGTGGCCAGCGGCAAGGGTGAGCATGACTGCGAACACCCACTCACTTGCCACACCGGTACCGAGGCAACGTTCCCGTGGCGCATCTGTGCCCGCAAGGGTTGCGGATGCCAAGTCTTGATGGAGTAGGAATGGGATTCACTGTTTCCGCCGATGGCCTGCTGGGCAAGCGCGTCCGGATCACTCTCAGCAAGGACGACGAACAGCCCCACGTGATAGTTACCGGCATCCTTCTGTCATGGAGTGAGATGGGAGAGTGTGCTATTGAGCATGACAATGGCGACCTCGTGCATTGCTGGCCCATGCTCGACATAGAGGAAGCCGCATGAGTTACCGGTGCTCCCCCTGCGGGGAGACCTTCTCAAGCCTCGATCTCTTCGACAGGCACCAGAGCGTCAACTACTCCAGGACCCCTGCCGTCCGCTGCAAGTCCGTAGCTTCTCTCAGGCGCCGTGGATTGGTCCAGGCCCCCACTGGTACCTGGACAACCCCGGAAGGCGCTCTGCGGATAGCTCAGGCCAGCGAAATGGGCAAGTCCAGGAAGAAGGGGGGAACCATGCGAAGAGTCCAGGCCAAACCTTCCGTCATCTCCTGTGACTTCTGCAAGCGAAGCGTCCAGGTAGACGACAAGGCGCCTGGGTACGTCATGGAGCGCATCGAGACGGCGAAAGAGAAGCTCCTGGAACAATGCTATGCGCGCAAGTGCCCTTGCTCTCCGCGCTACACCGGAGGGTTTGAGCTAGTGTGATCTGCACCAAGGACTGGGGCTGCAACTGCCCGAAGTGCAAGGACCGGCAGCACCCCTTTGACCGCGTTAGGCGCCTGAGCGAGAAGGACATAGAGGCACTTTACGCCTTGTCTCCCGGTGTGATTCCACCGCGAAAGACGTGCCCCTCATGCGGCAAGCCCGGACGCCTCTACGTTATCGAGGGGTACCGGTGCGAAGAGCACCGTTGCCACTGGGTTAAGACCCCTGGCACTCTCTACATTCCAGCATAACTAACTGGCCAGGGAGCAGGTAAGAACGCGTTGACCCCAAGGGGGCAGGGCATAGGCTCTAACTGCTGACGCGTCGCCAGTCATACGGAAGGCCCGGCCGAATGGCCGGGCCTTCGTTGCTGTCTTGGTTACCACTGACCTTCTGTCGCTTCGCGGTCTGCTTCCTCGTCGTCTTCTGTAAGCTCTGCGCAGTCAGCACAGAACACCCAATCCGCCGACCCGTAATGAC